ATGCTAGACATCAGCCTGCTGCGCAAAGACCTGGATGCGGTCATCGCACGACTCAACACCCGCAAGAATCCCCAGCCCTTTCTCGACGTGGCGCGCTTCGGTGCCCTGGAAGCCGAACGCAAGGGCGTGCAGACCCGTACCGAAGAACTGCAGGCGCGCCGCAACAGCCTGTCCAAGCAGATCGGCATGCTCAAGGGCAAGGGCGAAGACACCAGCGCCGTGATGGCCGAGGTGGGCGGCATCGGCGAGGAGCTGAAGGCCGGCGCCGAGCGCCTGGACGCGATCCAGCAGGAGCTCAACGCCATGCTGATGGGCGTGCCCAATCTGCCGCATGAATCGGTGCCGGCGGGTGGCGACGAAAGTGCCAATGTGGAGGTGCGCCGCTGGGGCAGCCCGCGCAGCTTCGACTTCGAGGTCAAGGACCATGTCGACCTGGGCGCGCCGCTGGGGCTGGACTTCGACACCGGCGCCCGCTTAAGCGGCTCGCGCTTCGCCTTCCTGCGCGGCCCGGCCGCCAAGCTGCACCGTGCGCTGGCGCAGTTCATGCTCAACACCCAGACCGATGAGCATGGCTACACCGAGTGCTACACGCCCTATATCGTGAACCGCGAGGTGCTCGAGGGCACCGGTCAACTGCCCAAGTTCAAGGAAGACATGTTCTGGGTGCTGCGCGGCGGGGATGAGGAACAGGCCGAGCAGTACCTGATCTCCACCTCGGAGATCTCGCTCACCAACAGCGTGCGCGAGCAGATGCTGGACGCCGCCCAGCTGCCCATCAAGCTGACCGCCCACAGCCCCTGCTTCCGCTCGGAAGCGGGCAGCGCCGGCCGCGACACGCGCGGCATGATCCGCCAGCATCAGTTCGACAAGGTCGAGATGGTGCAGATCACCCACCCCGAGCAGAGCTATGCGGCGCTGGAGGAGATGGTGGGCCATGCCGAAGCCATCCTGCAGAAGCTGGGCCTGCCGTATCGCGTGGTGAGCCTGTGCAGCGGCGATATGGGTTTCACCGCCGCCAAGACCTATGACCTGGAGGTCTGGCTGCCGGCGCAGAACACCTACCGCGAGATCAGCTCCTGCTCGAACTGCGAGGCCTTCCAGTCGCGCCGCATGCTGACGCGCTTCAAGAATGCGCAGGGCAAGAACGAGCTGGTGCACACCCTGAACGGTTCCGGCCTGGCGGTCGGCCGCACCCTGGTGGCGGTGCTGGAGAACTACCAGAACGCCGACGGCAGCATCACGGTGCCCGAGGTACTGCGCCCCTATCTGGGCGGCCGAGAAATTTTGCGCGGCTGAGTCGCAAAACCCTGGCAAGCTGAAAAAAGTTCGCTATACTAGCCGGCTTGACTCGCACCGAACCACGCGAGCACCGAATACCGGAGAGGTGGCAGAGTGGTTGAATGTACCTGACTCGAAATCAGGCGGACGGAAACGTCTCGGGGGTTCGAATCCCCCCCTCTCCTCCAGGAAAGAAACCCCTAAGTAATTGATTTACTTAGGGGTTTTCTCTTTCTGCTGATACTAAATCCGTCCCAATCCGTCCTGATCCGTCCACGGTTTCACATGTTTTTCACATGGGAATCGGCTTCAGGCGTACTCCAGAGCGGGTGCATGCCGTACTGCCGCGGCGGCCGGTCGAATCCGAGCTTTTCACCCTCTGATACCCAGCGGCCATAAGTGCGCTGGACCATTTCGACCGTCTTGTGCCCGAGCAGCGTGGCGATGTAGGCAGGGTTCTCGCCCTGGCTCAGCAACTGGCTGGCAAAGGTGTGGCGCAGCTGGTATGGGTTGCGGTACCGGATCTTGGTGCCCTTGTGCGCGCGCTTCCACAACCTGGCCAGCGTGTCGTCGCTCCAAGCGCCATCCTCGCCCTGGGCTCGCCCGTTCACGAACACACGATCACCGGCCAGCATGGTGATCGACTTCATGACGGTCAGCGCTTCAAACGCCGCCGGCAGCAGCGGGATGGTCCGCACGCCTGCCTTCGTCTTCGGCCTGGCCTTGTCCTTGCCCTCGGTGGTCGTTTCCTTGATGTGGACCGAGCGGTCCTCCAAATCGGAGCGCGCCCAGCGCAGGCCGATCAGCTCGCCAGTGCGCACCCCTGTGTAGGCCCAGAACTGAAACGCCGCACGCTCGGCCGGGATCTTGAGCTTGCCCAGCAACTCCTTCAACTCCGCCGCGGTGTAGGGGTCTGGTTCGAAGTCGCTGGTGCGCTTTTCAATCGGCACCAGCTTGGCCAGGCTCACCCGGTCGATCGGATTGAAGGGGATCAGCTCATCGGCCACGGCCTCATCGAGCACGGCGCGCAGGGGCAGCAGCCGATTGCGGATCGTCTTCAGGGCCACACGCTGCAGGCCCACCCAGTCGCGGATGTCAGCCGGCTTCAGGGCGGCCATCTTCATGTGCCCGCACCATGGCACCAGGTGGTTGTCGATGGCCTTGCGGTAGCCGGCAAAGCTGCTCGGCTCCAGCGTTGCCTCAACGCGATCGCGATAGGCCTCCAGTACGTCCTTGAGCAGCTTGGTGCGCGCCGGCGCGTGGCCAAAGATGGCGGCACGCTTCGACTCGGGGAAGTAGTCGATGTACGTGAAATCCCCGCGCTCGATCTTGCCCAGGATCTCAGCGCGCAGGCGGCTGCAATACTGCTCGTTGGCCTTGGAGTGGGGGAGGTTGACCACCTCGCGGCATTGCACACCGCGGAAGCTGAAGGCGACCTGGTACACCTCTTTGCTGAGGCGCTTGATGGGGGTGACGCCGATCACGCGCTTTGGCCGTGCAGGTGGGCGGGCTTTTTCCCCTCGGCCCAGTCGTTCACCGCCTTCAGATTCACCCATAGCTCCGCACTCCCTTCAGGCTTCCTGGCGTGGACGTCTCGCAGCCACTTGCCCGTGCGCAAGCGCTTGTCTACTGCGTCGGGTGTCTCCCCCGAATCAGTGCAGTATTTTGAGAGTCGAACCCAGTAAAGCATGGGAGTGTAGGAGCGGTGTGCCTTCTATGGATCAGAAGAATGTTGGAAGCAGGGCTGGCCCCGCTGCCGAACTAGAACGGAATGTCGTCCGATTCGTCGTCAAAACCCGCGGGCGCCGGCGCCGGCGCGGGGCGTGAGCGGCCCGACGCCGCAGGCGCAGATGCCGGGGCGCGGGCGTCAGATTCACCCCCAGCCGGCCGGCCGCCGATGAACTCCAGCTGCTGGATCCGACCTGCCAGCTTGTGGCCCTGGCCACCTTCGCGCTTGTCGAACGTTTCGATGTGCACGTCCTCGATGACGCACCAGATCTCGGTGCGCTTGAGCAGGTGCGGCGCCAGCGCCTCGGCGCGCTTGCCCCACAGGCCAGCGTCGACCCACTGCGTCGGCTTGTTGCCGTCGCTTCCGCGCTTGCCGTAGTTGTAGGCCAGGCTCAGATTGATCACGGGCTCGCCGCTGGGCAGGTAGCGGAGCTCGGCGTCGCGGCCAATGCGGCAGGGTCCAGTCAGGATCATGGTGTTCTCGGTTGGGGGTTGTTGGTCCCGGGCCTTCCTGCCCGGGGTGGCCTTTTCGGCTCGCAGAGGCGGGGTTTCCGCTTGCATCAGGGACTTACACCCCTCTGTCGGTACTACGAATGCGCTGATTCCGATCACGCCCCAGCGCGGGCAAGGGCGCCGGCGAAGCGCCGGCGAAGCGCCGGCGAAGCGCCGGCACCTTGGCAGTTCACGGCTTGGCACCCTCATGATCCCGGCCATACGGGCAACGCCGTGAACCACACCGGGATTTCACGGGGAACCGTTGAGGATCGTGATGCCGGTTTCCGCCTGGATCTGCAACCAGACTTCGCCCACGGCATCCTCGATGATCTTGTGCGGGCGCACCAGCTCGTACCACATGCCGAGCTTGCCACCATCGGCAATGCGATAGCGCAGCCGCGCCTCGACGCCATAGCGCGCGCCGCCCTCCAGCACCGGGATGCCGATCGTGAAGAGTTCGGGCACCTTGAGCTGGCCCTTGGAGGCCGTGCCCTCGATTTGCTCTTCGTAGGTCAGCTGATTCTCGCCATTGCTGAGGCGCAGGCCGCTGGCGAAGTTCACCTTCTTCTTGGCTTCCAGGCTGCGCGAGATCTCGAGCATTTCCGCGGCCGGCGGGTTGGCGATGTCGGGCAGGTTGTTCTCGATGAACTGGGCGAACTGCTCCTGGTTCATCGGCTTGCCGTCCATGGCCTTCCAGGTCAGCCATTCGGGGGCCACCGGGCACGAGTAGACAGCGCGGTGATCTTTCCACCCCGGGCCGAGCGCTCGGTTGTGGTCATTGAGGACAGCCACGAAGCCCGGCGGCTGGTACGCGCCGTAGATGCGCGATGCCTCGCCCTTCTCGCTGTTGACGAACTCGATGAAGCTGGCCGTGTCGCGCAGCGTGACAGAACCGAAGCGGCGCGTGGGCTGCTGCTTCAGGTGCTCCAGCGTCTTGACCTCGTAGCCCTCGGGAACGACGACAAAGCTGGTGCTCTCGATCGTCTTGATTTCGGTGAGCGCGGCGCCAGCGTTGATGGCCTCGCGGGTGTTGTTGATCTCTTCTTCCATGGTGCAGTTGCCTTTCTTGGGCGGCGGTGGTTACACGTCGAACGGACCGATGGGGATCCGCTTGTCTTCGGGGGCCTGGCCTTCCTCGGTCAGGTCTTTCTCGGTCGGCGTCATCAGGTGCCGACCTTGCGCAGCTCGCCGGTTTCAGCATCGACCGTGCGCAGGCCGGTGAGGGTGAGCTGGCGGGGGTCTTCGCGCTGCAGATTGCCCTCGACGGTGGCGAACATGATCGAGCTGCCGCGCTCTTCCTTCGGTGTCTTGACCTTGATGTCGTCGAACACTTCGATCTGGCCGCCCTTGCCGGGCTTGAGGCCCAGGGTCAGGGTCAGCGTGCCGGCGCGGCCGGTATCGGTGCACTTCTGCGTGAGCTCGTGCAGGGCCTTGGTCAAGTCATCCACGAGGGTGCCGAAGCGCAGGGCGCTGAGCGTGTCGGTGAACGGTTTCGTCATGGGTCTGTCCTATGGGGTGATGGGGAATTGGTGGGGCAGCGCCCTTTGCCCAGCTGTGCAACCCGGTGCGTCCGGGGCCTTTGGCTGGCTACGACACGCCGCCCCGCTGATCAGCCCTTGGCGGGCGCCTGGGGGAACTTCTTGAACGGCAGCGGCTTGATGTGCTTGCCGAAGAAGCTGCCGATGCTCTCGGCCTTGCTGAACTTCTCGAAGGTGTCCTTCGAGACATCGGCGTAGTGGTAGGTCGCGCCGGCGCCGCGCGTGAAGGTGACGGCCAGCGTCTTGGTCGCCTCGTCGTAGCCGATCGCCTTGACCTGGCTGGACTTGACCGGGTTCAGCTTGATAGCCGGGGCCTGTTGAGCTTGAGACATGGTGCTTACCTCGTGGGTGGGTGGTGAAGAAAATGGGCGCCCTTGCTGGAGGGCAAGGGGCACGCTGGGAAGCTAGGTGTCAGGGAGGAAAACGAACCCCAGCGCGGCGCGCCCGAAAACTTGGTCAGGCTGCGGCCAGTGACTGCGCGGGGAATTGCTTGGCCACGGCCAGCACGTGGGCGGAGATCCCGGCGCAGATCGCGGGGAAGTCCGACTCGCGGTAGAGGCGCGACGCGCGTTCGACCTTGGCGGGGAAGCCCAGCGATGCGAGGAATTCAGCCGTCACGACCATGCCCAGGCGCTCGTTGAGCGTGCCGAGCTTGAGCGTGGGCAACTCGGCGGCGGCTGCCGGCGCGACGCGGCGCAGCACCGGCTGGGTGGCGACCGGCGCCGGCGCCGGCGCGGGAGCAGCGGCAGCCTCGACCACTGGGACCGCCTTGGCGGCCTCGGCCTTCTTCGCTTCGAGCTCGGCCTGCGCGGCCAGGCGCGCCTTCACCAGCAGCACGAAGTCATCGGGCTGCTTCAGCAGGATCTGCGCGGCATCGGCGAACAGGAGTTCATGCCCGGCCGCGAGCTCGGCCTGGATCTTCATGTTCTTCTCGATGCGGTCAGCGATCTCGGTGGCCTCGATCTTGGCGCGCGCCAGCTCGGTCGTCATGGCGTTGCGCAGCGTCTCCACGGTGCGCTTACCCCTGATGGCCGCGCCGAAGTCGGATCGCACCGTGGGCATGTAGGGCTTGCCGAGGCGGGCATTCAGGGCGGTCATGTGTTCGGCCAGGCCCTGGCAACCCTCCGCGACGATCTCGTTCTTGATCTCGTCCTTGCGGTGCGTGATGATCCGGTCCAGCGCTAGGCGCTTCTGGCGCGCCAGTTCGGAGATCTCGTCGATGGTGCGAAACAGCAGGTCGATGGTTTCGGTCTGGCTGAGCGCATGCTGCTTGGCGCCGGCCAGCCGGGCCTCGACATCGGCGCACCACTTCACCGCCTCGACAGCATCGGCAAACTGCTGGTCGGTTTCCAGGGTGGTGTTGATGGCGCCGAACACCTCGACGGCATGCGCCTTGAACACATCCAGGTTGCTGTCCATCACCCGGCCGGCGAGCTCGATGCGCAGCGCAGGCAGGGTTTCAGGCGTGCGCCCCACCGGCGCCGCGGCGGCCACGCTGGGCACATAGGCATCCAGGTCTGCAGCGAACTGCAGCCAGCCATTGGTGATGGCCTGGGCCAGCTCGGGATTCGGCGTGTACCAGCAGTGTCGCTCTTCCACCAGTTCGTCGCCGTTCCACTCGGACGCCATGAACAGGATCCGCAGGGCGCCCGACACCATGCACTGCTGCTCCAGCTGCACCTGGTACACCATCGGCAGATCTGCGCCGGTGCAACCGTCGAACATGGCATCGCGCAGAACCTGGTTCAGCATCTTGTGCTCGAAGCCAGGGTTGTCCAGCATCGTCAGGCCATCGAACGAGGCCGACAGGCGGCCCAGCGAGCCGACGACCGGGTAGAGCTTCTTGCCGATGAACTCTTCGGCCAGGGGGCGGGCCAGTGCCTCGGTACGGTGCCCTTCATCGAAGAGCGCCTGCAGCGCGTCGGGGATGTCGGGCGTGATTCCTGTCTTGAGCTGGTGCAGCAGCTCGGTGCGGGTCATATAGGGCGACACGCCCATCATGGCCGGCGCCTCGCTGGCATTGAAGTGGGTTGCGCGGTAGGCCTTCCATTCCGGCGAGCCCTGGACAAGATTGTGGCGTTCCATGGTCTGCTCCTTACTGGCCAACGGCCCAGCTCAAGATCGCCTTCTCCTGAGCTTCCGTCAGAGAGTTGCGCGCCTTGATCGTGGTGATCAGGTCCACCGCGGTCTTGCGGCCGGACAACAGCAGCTCCTGCCAGTCGTCGCTCTCGCGCTCGAATTCCTCGGCCGAGATCGCAGGCAGGGAGGGGCGCGCGGCCGCGGCTGCTTCAGCGCGGACGGCATCGGAGCCAGCGCCATCGTCATCGGCTGGGCCATCGCTGAGCGTGACGAAGTTGCCCTCGATCACGGCACCGCGGCCCGACTCGGCGGCCTCTGACACAGCGATGGCGTTGGCGACCTCGATGCTGCTGGGCATGTACTTGAGCACCTGCAGCAGCGGAACCTTGCGCGCGTACATTTCCGGGTGGCGGAAGCTGTAGTGCTTGTTGCCCTGCTTGTTCAGTGCGTCGCGGTGCTTCCAGACCTTGCGCATCGACCACACCTCGATGACGGGGAAGTCGCTGCCGTTCACGCGGCCGATCGCATACACATGCGTGAGCTTGTTCGGGTCGGTTTCATCGCCCGGCTTGTGCATCACGAATGGGCGGTCGCCCAGGGCGTACTGGAAGTCGTCACCCTCGAACACGGCGCCGGTCCAGACGGTGGCACGGCCGCTGCGCGACACCAGATCCACCAGGCCCTTCCAGCCGGGCACGAAGGTGCAGGTGCCCTTGTAGGGGATCAGGTAGCCCGCGCCATTCACGCCAGGCTCCAGGCCTAGCGCGCCGGCCGTCATCAGAGAGGACGCGATGGTGCGGAACTCGCAGCGCTGCATGTCCGCGTTGCTGCTGAAGGCCGTCAGCGCCAGACGCGCCATGCGGTCGGCGTTCATGTGCTTTGGCAGGGCCAGCGCTATCTGGGGCTTCAGGCGCTGCATGAAGGAGTTGAATTCAGCGGCCGGGTTCTTTGCGACCTGGCTGCCGGAACGTTCTGCGATTGCGGTGCTCAATTGGGGCTCCTGGAAAAACCGATAAAGGGTATTGATGGGCGTGGGGAATTCAGGCGGCGACCTTCGATTCACTGACCAGGTAGGCACCAATACCAACCCGCGTGTACGGTCCTTCCCAGGTACGCGTCGTTCCGTTATCCATCAGGACATGCGCGACGTGGCTGTAGAAGCGATTGCTGCTGATGCAGAGCACCATGCCGGCGTTGTCGCGCGGGTTCTGGCAGGGGCCAGACACGAAGCCGATGCGATCGCCGGAGACGGGGAAGCGGTAGGCATTCAAAGCGCGGCCTCCTGGATAGCCGCGTTCACCTGGGGATCCGCGACGTATTCGATTTGGTGGCCGAGCATTTCAGCGCGTGCCAGGTCGATGGCGCGCAGCGTCTTCTGGCCGCAGAGCTCGGCCAGCACCTTTGCCGCGTCATTGACGGGGTAGAGCTTGATTGCTCCGTAGACACTGCGGCCGCAGACTTGAATCTTCATTGCTGACTCCTTCGTTTAGGTTCTGACCACGGTTTGAAGAATAACCCGTAACGGATTCACATGCAACCTATAACGGATAGTTCGGCGCGAAATTATTGGACCTACGGCGGCTGCGCGCGACATGCCTGGCAAAGCGCATGCCCGGTGACGCGGCTGAACACCCGGCTGCAGCCGTGGCAGGTGAAGCGCTCGTAGTGTTTGGTCGGCTCGGCCCTGGCCGCAACGGCACGTGCACCCAACTGCGTATTAGGATCAATGCGCATGTCGATCTCGCGGGCCAAGTCGGTCACGCCAATGGTTGCTGTATTCATGGCGGTTGGTCCTCAGGCTGCGGCTGGCAATTGATCGTTGGATGAGACCTGCTTCCACTCTGCGGCGGTGAGCCCTCGGTCATTGAGATAGACGGCAGTCATCTCGGCGTCCTTGTGGCCCAGCAGGGTCTGCACGACATCTGCGGGCATGCCCTCGGCGATGTAGGTCCGAGCGCTGAGCGAGCGCACCTCGTGCAGGCTCGGCCATTCGTACTGCTTGTAGGCCTCTGGGCTACAGGCCTGCACGATGAGCTCGCGGAAGCGGGCCGACAGGCTGGACATCTCGATGGGCTTGCCGTTTGCCTTGCGCAGCAGCGTGTCGCCGGGTGCGCCGATACCGCGGCAGTGCTCGATTACCTCGCCCAACGTCATGCCGGTGGCCTGCAGGCGCAGCGTCAGCGGGATGGCCACGCGGGCGCCGGTCGGCTTGCCGGCCTTCTTCTGCTGCTCGATGCGCAGGTGGCCATCGACAACATCATCAAAGCGCATCTTCGCCAGATCGGCGCGGCGCTGGCCCGTGGCCAGGGCCAGCAGCAGAAGGGCGTGCACCCAGCGCTGGCTGCTATGCCGGGCAAGATTGAGCATCGCCTGCCAAGTCTCCAGCGTCAGGCGCTTGCGCAGGCCTGGAGCGCGAGGGCGCTTGACGTGGGCGGCCGGCGACGACTCGGCGGCGCCGTTGGCGATGGCCTCGACGTAGACGTCGCGCAGCTCGCCGAGAACCCGGCAGGCCGTGTGAGGCGTCCACTGCTTCAGCTTGGTGGAAATGTCGACCGGGCGCACCGCGCGCAGCGGCATGGCGCCCCAGGCTGACTCTATGTGGTTGATCGACGTGGTGCGGTTCTTCAACGTCTGCGCGTGGTAGCCGCGCTGGCCGATGATCGTCCGGTAGGTCGCCAGCCACTCGGCCACGGTCGGGCCTTCGATGGCCGGCGCTGGATCGTTGGCGGCCGGCGTCGCCACCGGCTGGCCAGCGGGCAGCTGCATGACGGCGAGCTGCTGCAGGGCCTGCTTCAGCAGTTTTTTGAGCTTGCGTTTCTTCATGGTGTTCGTCGGCAGGGGCTTGGGAATCAGCGCTTTTGATCCGCTATGTTTGTGACCTCGCCGACGAGCTTGCCATCCTGGTAGAGACGAACAACGCCGGCCGGAATGCTCTTGTTGATGACGACCTCAAACCTGAAGCGGTCAAGCACATTGAGGCGCGCTGCCGCAGCCTTGGCGACGGCCTCCAGCTCGTCCACGAGGTAGAGCCCCTCATTGCCCCTGATGTCGGGACAGCCGGTGACGGCGCGAATGGCTTCGACGGCGATGGCGCGCATCGCAGACAGCGGGATCATGGGGTTGTCGGTGCTCATGTCGATGTCCGGGTGCAGGGGATGGGGAAGCGTTCACAGATGCCCGGCACGCCGGGCACGGTCAGCGCTCGGTCAGAACGTGGTGGATTGGGCGATGCCGCGAATCACGGACATGAAGCCCTGTTGCAGTTCGGTGGCGCCGATGGAGACCCAGCGCTGATCCAACGGGACAAGCGCGTCATTGACGGTCGGCGCCTGCTCGGGATTGGCCTGCGGGTGCGTGCGCAGCTTGGCGATCCACGCGCCGCACTGCTCGGCCAGCGCCTTGCCCTCGTTGATGAGGGCCTGCTCTGCCGCGCTCAGTTGGCGGTAGCCCTTGATGCTGGATTTGATTTCAGGGATTGGTTCGGTCATGGTTGCCTTTCAGGCGGTTGGGAAACGATGGATGGCAATGGGGGATTGGAATCAGAGGGCCAGGCCGGCCTGCTCAGGCTCGGCCGGCGCGGTGCGTTCAAAGAGCTGGGCTTGCTGCTGAGACGCCTCGATGCGCCTGCAGGCGATCTCGAAGTAGCTCCCGACCTTCTCGCAGCCGACGAACGTCAGGCCCATCTGCATCGCGGCGACCCCGGTGGAGCCGCTGCCCATCCATGGGTCAAGGACTCGCCGAGGTGTGCCGGCCTGCTCGATGCACCAGCGCATGAGCGCTTCGGGCTTCTGCATCGGGTGGTGGCGCTTCTGTCCGGCCGTGACCTCATGGCGGGCACCCTCGCCGACACAAAGGCCATCCCACAGAAGGCGGAACAGCCGCATCGGCTGATCGCGGTTGATCCAGGCGGCCTCGCCGTCTCCCTGGCTGCGGACCTTGCCGGTAGGCACCTTGTCCCAGACGAGCCAGCCGCCTGCCGGCAGGCGGTCGGCGAACTTGTGCGCGCCCCACAACAGCACGGTTGGGGCCAGGGCCAGCCACGGCGACGGGTCGAACGGTTCGTCGTCGCCCACGATCTCGGCATGGACGTTCGGGTTGACCATGAGCACGCCGCCGTTGCGCTGCACCACCGCGTTCTGCCGGGTTCCTCCCGCGTGGAAGGTGTTGACCTTGTAGGCCTGGCCGTAGGGCGGGTCGCCGACGATGGCGTCTACGGGCGGGAACACGTCACGCAGCTCACGCGCATCGCCGCGATACAGCGTGGCGCTACCGATGATGACTTTCTCGTAGGTCATGAATTCGATGTGCGACCGGCGAGCCTTGGATCAGGCGCCGAAGCCGGGCTGCTTCACGATCCAGTCAACGACCTGGGCCGAGTTGGTGATCTGTTCCGCGTCTTCCTCGGCGATTTCGAGGCCGAACTCGTCTTCCAGAGCCATGATCAGCTCAATGGAATCCAGGCTGTCGGCGCCGAGGTCGGCGACAAAGGTTGCCTCCGGCGTCAGCGCCTTCTCAGAGACGCCCATTTGCGCTGCGACGACGCGAAGAACGCGGGCTTCAATATCGGTGCGGTTCATGGTTTGGTCTTTCCGGGCTCGGTGCCCTGTGAGGGGATTGAATTCATTTGCGGACCATCCGGCCGTTGGCCATCCGGTACAGGTCGCTGCCGGGGCACGGCTCGCCGGTCTCGAAGAACTTCTTCCACGACCCTGTGTAGTAGCCGACCTCGCCGCATTGGGTGCAGCGGAAGCGGCCCACGTCGATGTCTTCCTGGTACGACTGGCGGTGCTCAACGAGTTGCCGCTCGGTCTCCCCGTAGAGCCCGACCTCCACGTCTTCCCAGGTGGACCAGCGCCGTTCGTGCGTGCAGTTGCCCATCACGCACCTCCAATGGGTTGTACCGGCACATTGGATTCCGGCAGGGCCAGCGCCGCGTGCAATACCTCGACCTTCTTGCCGACGAAGTAGTCGCTTCCATCTATGGCGCCCTCGAACACGAAGCGCTTGGCGGCGCCGAGCGTCAGCGAGTGGTAGCCATCATCGAAGGTGGATCCCTTGTTCAAAGCGTTGTGCATGCCCTGAATGCAGCGGTAGGCCCGGCCCAGTTCGGTGCGCGCCTGGGCCAGCAGACGCAGCAGCGACTCGTGCTCCTTGCGGTGGCGCTCGATGACTTGCTGTGCGGTGTCTTCGCGCTCTGTGGCGTACTGTTGCCAGTTGTCGGCCTGCTGCCGAACTGTCGGCACAGGCGCATCGGGGAACAGCACCTTCCAGCGCTCGATCATGTGATCCAGCCCACCGGAGCAAGCCGCCTGGATGACGTTTCGCAGGCGGTTGATTTCGACGGCGTAGTCAGGAATCTCGGGCTCAGCCCCTACTGCGGGGGCTTGAGTCGCGGTCCGCAGAGCTTCCATGGCGGCGCCAATCTCGGCATGCGCGGAGTCGCTTTCTGGCACCATCGCGCGCACCTTGTGCAGCACGTCGTGGGCCAGCTTTGCAGCATGTGGTTCAGTCATTTGAATCCTCGGTTGCGGCGGTCAAGAAGTTGGCTTGCTCATCCAGCATTCGAGCCACGAAGCGCCACACGACAGGGATGCCGCCGATGAGGCGTTGTTCGGACTGCCTGCTCTGCGCGCGCAGGCGCTTTGCCTCGCCGCGAAAACTCTTGGCCGCAAGCGCCGCCGGCCACGCCTTGCGCGGCTCATAAAAGTTCGACGCGATCTGGCGGGCCGTTCCTAGCTGTTCGGCGGTAATTTCAGATGCGTGCTTGGCGCTCACGACTGGCCTCCGGTGGGCTTGAGCCTCTCCCGCAGCGAGGCGACGACGTCGCCGATGTGGCCCGACCCGCCGCAGGTCGGGCAGTTCAGCGTGCCGTGCTCGGCCAGCAGACGGGCGTTCTCTGCCTCGTTCTCAGCCCGCAGGCGCTCCAGCATGTCGGCGAACTTCTTCGCCTCGGCCGGGTCGGTGGCGCGGACGTGCTTGTTGGCCTCGTTCGCGGCACGGAATGGCGTCTCGCCCGTGAACGCATTGCCCTGCGGGCTGATGATCGTCCAGCGGTCGTTGGCATGTGCAGGCGCGGGGGATTGGGAAGCCTGTGCTTGCTGCGGTGCTGCGAGCTTCAGCAGCGAATCCAGGCGCTGCGCCATGTCGTGGACGTTGAGCGCGTTGGGGTAGCTCTCGCCGCCCGACTCAAGGCCGCCATTTCGATCAATGGTCCGCAGCAGCTTTGCCGACTCTTCAACCGCATAGCGCCAGCCGAAGCTGCCAGACGGCAGCGCCACTTGCTCGAAGCCTGCAGGCACAGTCCCCTTGGGCTGGGCCTGGGATTTGGCGAGCATGGCGCGGATGATCTGGGCCGGTTCCTCGGGCTCATAGAACCCGGTGCCCGGGGCAGCGCGTCGGTCGAACTCGGCCAGGATGTCGGCGACGGTCACGCCATGTGCCTCTGCTGGGGATTGGACGCCTTGGGGCTGCTGGAGGGCGGCCATCAGATTTGCGCGCGCTTCGGATTCATGGCGCCGGCACTCAGCTGTGTAGCCCTTGCTGGTGCCGTAGAGGGACTCGGCGTGAGCCTTTGCGGCGCAGTGTGCAAATTCGTCTACCAGCGCCTCAAGGGCGGCTTGTTGGATGGTCATGTCAGGATTCCTTTTGCTTGAATAGGCAGCACGCCGGAGTGCGCGCCAGGATGTCGGTGCCTTCGCCATTGGTCCATGTGGGCCGTCGAAGCTCGCACTTGATGAAGTGCTTGCCGCCATGCGGCCCGCCGAAGGAGCGCTTGTGTTCGCAGTCGGCGCAGCGCTTGTTCGTTGGGCCAGATCCAGGCTCAGCGGCATAGCCGCGCTTCACCGTTGGCTTGCGTGATGGCGCGATACCCATCACATACCGGCGCCTGGCCTCTTCGGCCTGGCGGGCGTGCAGGCCGGCCCAGTCGATCGGCTGGCCGTGGATGTTGACGAATCCCATGCTTCAGTACCTTCCAGGCTTTTGGTATTTTCTAAAGTCGAACGCACCAGAGCGAACGACGGGCTTGTGATCGGACAGCAGCTCGACCACCTGGACGCGCTGAGGGGGCGCGGTGAAGCGCTGCGCCTCGACGCCGGCCGGATTCGCGGCTGGCCCGTTCTTCCAGGCCGGTGTGCGTTGGGCCTTGGCGGTGGTCTTGGTGTCGTCCACCCAGCCGCGGTCGCGGCAGTCCTTCGAGCGCTTCTCCAGCTCTTCGGCGCGGGTCTTGTCGGTGAAGTAGCGCGCGGACTTGTAGCTGAGTCGCGCGCAGAACAGCACGCCCTCAGCGCACAGCTTTCTGCAGGCGCGCCCGACCTGGGGAATGCTCGCGCCGTCAATGTCTTTGGTGGTCATACCGCGCTCGCGGCTGGCCAGCGCCAGCACCTGCTTGGTCAGCTCGCCATAGGGTGGACGTTTTGGCATCAGTAGGTCGCAATCAAGAGGGCGCCGCCGATCACGAGGGCGGCGCTGATAGAAAGAATCGCCACCAGCGCCCAGCCTTCGGCCGGACTCATCGGTGGGCGGGCGTCTTCAAAGTAGGCGGACATGCGCTGGCTGGTGTGGATGGACGCGTCCAGATCGGCCGCGCTCACGGGTCCGCTAGGTTCTTCTTCAGCGCGCACTGGGATGCCCCAGGCGCGCCAGGCCTCGGCGCCGATCACTTCACCCACCCGATAGCCATGAAGATCAGCAGCGTGCCCAGAGCCAGCAGGCTGCTGGTCGTCGTCAGCGAGTCGCCGCGGGAGGGATTCACAAACGGACCCTCAACGGGGTTGGCGCTGTCCGCGTCAAGGCCGAAGGCCTCATCGAGGGTGCGCGGGTAACGGTAGGTGAGGGCGTCTTGCATGGATCCTCCGAAAAACCGATGTCGGATATTTGCGGGCGCAATTAAGCGGCCCGACGAATTTCCATCGAGTCCGAATAGTTGGACCGCACAATCGCGGCCGCCAGCGGTGGGCACACCGAGTTGCCGCACATGCGAACCTGAGCGTCTTTTGGCAGCACGCGGCCATCGGCGCCGGCGAAGAGATCAACGGTGATCTCATGCGAGATCGGGAGAATGAATTGCTGGCTGATCATCCTGTTCCTTCTGCTTAGTTCCTGACCACGGATGCAGAATAACCGGAAACGGATGATATGTAAACCTATAACGGATATGAAGAGCCAAACAAAAAGCGCGACAGGGAGGATGCGCGCTTGGTGAGTGTTGCGCGGGCTACCAGCCGCAGCGCGGAACGTCTAGCGAATTGGGATGCAGCTGCAGCTCAAGTTCCCCGCTGACCCGGTTCATTTCGTCAAGCAGGAGTTGAACGTAGATCGGTTCAAGTCCGAGGCCTGTAGTTTCAATCTCTCCATCGAACGTAATGGTTATGTTGAGACTTGCTACGGGCTTGCGATCTGAAGTCGCTTGCTCTACATGCCATTTCTTGATCTGTGAGACTCGTTCGCGGTGCGGTTCTAGCGCGTCAAGTCCTCGATCAAGAATGGCGACCTTTTCGTTTGGTTTGTTGGTCGGTGCCATGTTCCCTCTTGGTTAGTGGAGTTGGCTTGTCCGGCTCCCTAACCGAGGTGCGTCTAACCGCTGCGAGAGCAGCGGCCGGCACCCTTTTAACCTCGTCCACGTTCAGTTCCCCCCGCGCTTCCTTTTTGTCCGCTCCCTTTTTTTCAGCGGCCAGCGAGATACTGACGAACGCCATGATGCGGTGCTTATCCGCATCAGAAAGTCCGCGCCACGCCAATAGAAGCTCCTGCTCATCGTAAGACGGAACGACACGCTCTGTTACACGATCGGCCGGCATCGGTGCGAGAAGATCCTGGGGAGAAACCCTGAAGCACTTGGCCAGATCTGAGATCACATCAAGGTTCGTGGCCACTTCTCGATTCAGCACCCGCTGCACGGTGGACTGCGAAACGCCGGCGCGCTTGCTGACCTTGGTCTGGGTGTCCAGATCGGGCCTGGCGTCCATCAGCGCGCGCAGGCGCATTGCGAGTATGTCTTTTAGTTCCATAGCGGTTTGCGGATTGTGCCGCTGGCGGATATGCGACGGGGGTTTCATGAATAACCGATAGCGGATACACTGACCGCATGAAGCGCGAAAAGACCTATGACGAACTGCTGCGGCGCCTGGACGACGCGGTGGGCCTGCATCAACGCATTGCCAAAGAAACCGGCGTGGCGCAGGCCACGGTAAGCCGGATCTTTTTGCGCAAATCCATCCCGCGCGTGAACCATGCCGACGCGATCCTGGAATGGTTTGACGCGCACGACCGCAAGGAACGGCGTAGTCGTGCATCAGCAGCTCGCGTCCACGACAAGGCAGTCTTGCCCCGCCGCGGACGCGCCCCCCTGCCTGCATCCACGCGCCTCGCTAAGTAGGGCGAACAGGACCACCACGATGCACGCGCACTGGCAGATCTCCCACCAGATGCGCGGCGTCATCGGGATCCCCTTCGACGCTGCGCCAGCCCGGAAGAAACAGACGGCCGCCCAGAAGAGGGCGCCGGCCTGCCACAAAAACGATTCACCCACGTAGGACTCCAGACCCATGGACACCCAGACGATGCTCTCCCGCTCAGGCAGATCGGACTCAGGCGGCAAGCTCACATCGCGCCTCGATGTTCCGGTGAGCCAGGATCTCGAAGAAGCGGTGATCGCGCTGGCCGCGGTCGCTGGCGTACCAAAAAGCGAGTACGTGCGGTGCATCCTTGAGCGGGCGGTGTACGGCGATCTCTGCATGCTGCGCAGGTTAGCGCGCCCCCTGGCCCCGCGTGAATGGGATCAAAGCCCGAACAATCCCGGTGCCCAGTCATGAATGGTGTCGACTGGCTGGCCAAGCGGATCATGGCCGCAACCGACCAGGCGCAGCGCCAGAACCTGCGCGAGAACGAACCACGTTTCAACCCCAGGCCCGCCGGCGTGATCCGCCCCGACAGCGCTTCGTCCACGGTGCTGCAGTACCTGACCGCGCACCCCGGCAGCTACTACCGCCGCGAGCAGATCGTGGAGGCCACCGGCCGCAGCGAACGGAGCGTCGACTGGGCGCTGGTCTTCCTGCGCTCCCAGGGCCTCATCGCCGCGTTCCAGGACGGCACGCGCAACCCGCGCTACCTCCGCTATTCCGTCGTCATCAAGGAGTCCTGACATGGATGTGTCTCCCGCCGCGCGCCTGGTGCGCCACTCCGACCCGACTACCAGCCACCTCGCCGCCGCGCGCGTCGCTGAGTTCGCCCAGGGCCACGAGGCCCGCATCCTCGAATCGCTGAAGGGCGGCCCGGCCGGCGCCGAGCAGATCGGGGACGCCATCGGCATCGATGGCTATGCCGTGCGCAAGCGCCTGGCCGAGCTCCAGCAGGCCAAGAAGATCGCGCCCACCGGCGAGAGCCGCCGCACGCGCTCGGGCAGATCTGAGCGGATCTGGAGGCTTGCGTAGTGGCCCGCATCCGCACGATCAAGCCAGAGTTCCCGCAGTCCGAAAGCATGGGCCGGGTGTCCCGTGACGCGCGCCTGTTGTTCGTGCTGCTGTGGACGATCGCCGACGACTCTGGCAGGACTCGCGCAGCCTCGCGAATGCTCGCGAGCCTTCTTTTCCCCTACGACGACGATGCGCCAGGCCTGATCGATGAATGGCTCAAGGAGCTGGAGGTGGAGCGCTGCATCCGGCGGTATGTCGTGGAAGGAACGACCTATCTGGAGATCGCTAAGTGGGCGTCACACCAGAAGATTGACCGCCCGTCAGCCTCCAAGTTCCCCGGGCCAGAAGAGGATTCGCGAACAATCGCGAAACCTCGCGAGCCTTCGTCGCTGGACCAAGGACCAAGGACCAAGGACCAGGATCAAGGAGAGGACCAGGACCACAGACACGCGGGAGGCGAAGTCAACGCCGCAGCGCCCTCCATGCAAGCTGCAGTGTGTGTCACCCTCAAGGCGATCGGCATCCCTGACGTGAACCCGGGCCACCAAACGCTCACCGACCTGATAGAGCAGGGGGCCGATGTTGGCATGTTCGCCGCAGCCGGCCGCACCGCGGTGGCCAACGGCAAGCGATTCGCCTACGTGCTGGGCATCGTGAAGAACCAGATGGCTGATGCTCGAAGCTCGGCCAACCGTGCCGCAGCCGACTACCGCCCCGGCGAGACGCCGCGAGAGCGCCGCGCCCGCGAGCGCCACGAAGAGCTCACCGGCGAGCGCAGCAGCAGCGCGCTGCCCGGCGACATCATCGACATGGAGCCGGCCGACCCCACGCGGCTGCCGGCCATAGGAGCCCACCCATGAGCCTTTCCACCACCGCCGTCGAGCGCTTGTTCAAGCGCCTGATCCTCACGTATGGCCAGGACTTCGACCGCCGCATCGTCGGCACGTCGAAGCTGGGCGACGTGAAGGGTCACTGGGCCTTCGAGCTCGCCGCCTACAACACGCCCCATGGGCTGGAGCAGATCGCGTTCGCGCTCGAGAACCTGCCTGAGCATGTGCCCAACGTCGTGCAGTTCAAGAACCTCTGCCGGCAGGCCCCCAAGAGCCAGCTCTACGTGGCCCTGCCGCCACCCCCGCCGGCCGACCCGAAACGCATCGCGGAAGAAATGGCCAAGCTGGGCCACATCCGCGGCCAGGTGACGGAAGCGGCCAAGGGCATGAGCGAGTCCGTGGCACGCGACTGGGCCTACCGCCTGCGTGCCCGTATCGGAGAGGGCTACCGGCCCACGATGGCGCAGCGCGCCATGATGTGCGCGGTGCTGCCGCCCGAGCCTGCGCACGCCAGTGAATAACCGACGCCGGATAAATGCCATGCCCAGCTTGCACCGTACACCAGGCAAATCCCCTCAGTGGACGCTACAGCTTCCGCTGCTTGGCATGCTGCGCCCGCCCCGTGATGTCTGCGCATCCGAGCAAGCCGGCCGCCGCTTCATTGCTCGCCGCCATCGCCAGGTTCGACCGATCTCCCACCCGGGCGCAGATCTTGGCGTGCGTGCACCCCTCGGTGGAGAAACACCGCTCTGCTGGGCAGAGGTCTGGGTCGGCGTCAGGGCAGGGGTGATCTGATGGCCAAGCCTATCCAGATGACCAGATCCGAGCTGCTGAACCTCGGCCAGCGCGCCGCGGCGAACCCGAGCGTTATCGCCATGCGCGACCACCCGGCCGAGCGCCAGAAGCGCGGGCAGAAGTACGGCAACACCAAGGTGGTCGACGCCAAGGGCCGCAAGTTCGACAGCAAGGCCGAGCACAAGCGTTGGCAGTACCTGGACCTGCTGCAGCGCACCGGCGAGATCTCTGGCCTGCAGCTGCAGGTGCCGTTCGTGGTGATCCCGGAACTGGCCAAGCCCCGCGGCGGCAAGGAGCGCCCGACCGTCTACATCGCCGACTTCGTGTACCAGCAGGGCGGCGAGCAGGTCGTGGAAGACGTGAAGGGCGCCGTGACGCCAGAGTTCAGGCTGAAGCGCAAGCTGATGCTGTGGGTGCACGGGATTGAGGTGCAGGAGGTGCGGTCTTGACCAGCAAGCCCCTGACCACCCAGCAAGAGAAGTTCGCCCAGGGCGTGGCCTCCGGCCTCAGCCAGGCCGAGGCCTATCGCCAGGCCTACCCGAAGTCGCTGAAGTGGAAGTCCGAGGCTGTGCACCAGCAAGCCAGCAGCCTGGCCGCATTGCCTCATGTTTCCTCAAGGGTGGCCGCTTTGCGGGCTGAAGCAGCTGCCCAGGCGGGCCTCTCTCGTGTCGATGTGCTAGCCGAGGTGCGCATGCTGGCGCACTCCGACATCGGGGAAATCATGCACGCGGACGGCCGCGTAAAGCTGCCAAACGAGCTCTCGCCCGCCACGCGCGCGGCCGTGGCCTCCTTCGAGATCGATGAATACGGGCGCATCAAGTACAAGTTTTGGGACAAGAACGTGGCGCTGGAGAAGGCCATGAAGCACCTGGGCCTGTATGAGATCGACAACAAGCAAAAGACCGACCCGCTCAAGGAACTGCTGAAGGGCCTGAGCGGAAATGTTGTGGGGCCGGTTGCGATCGGCTCGGAACCTGAAGAGGACGATGGACCATGAGGACTGATTTCTACGTGGAGCGAAAGGCATGGCGCGAGTGCATCGAACTGCTCGTAGTGCAGCGCGACGAACTTGGAACCATGGTCGCAAAGCCGCTGGAGTTCGAGCGCGTCGCGGAGAACACGTTGGCGGCATCACCCACCATGAGCATGAGAGTCGCTGATGCGCAGCTGCTGATGGATGAGCTGTGGCGCGCCGGCCTGCGCCCGACCGAAGGATCTGGGAGCGCTGGCAGCCTGGCGGCAACGGAGCGGCACCTGAATGACATGCAGCGCATTGCCTTCCAGCTGCTGGGCGAAGAGCAGCAGGTGGCGAACCTGGGTCGTGAGCGCGGCGCATCGCTCATGGAGGTCAAACCATGACCCCGCTCTATATCTTCGACCTGGACGGCACGCTGGCGCTGATTGAGCACCGGCGGCATCTGGTGGAACCCCCGGAAGGTTGCGCCAAAACAGACAACACCCTGCCTGTGTGCAAGCGAGGGTGCTTTGCGATGTGTGCGCACAAGCCCGACTGGCCCGCCTTCTTCGCCGCCTGCGTCGATGACCAACCGAACTGGCCCGTCATCAGCTCGCTCATGGCGCTGGTGCGCGCCGGCGCCGAGGTGCAGATCTGGAGCGGCCGCAGCGCTGAGGTGATGAACGAGACGCTGGCCTGGCTGCAGAAGTGGATCTTCGGCGATGGCTCGGTGGATCCCGAAGAGGTGGGCCTGACCATGCGGCGCGAGGGCGACTTCACGCCAGATGAGCAGCTGAAGGCCAGCTGGTACGACGCGCTCAGCGGCTACGACCGCAAGCGCCTGGTGGCCGTGTTCGATGACCGGCAGAAGGTGGTGGACATGTGGCGTAGCAAGGGCGTGGCCTGCTTCCAGGTCGCGCCGGGGGATTTCTGATGCAGATCACCACCCGCGTCCTCGTCGACGCCATTTGCGGCCGCGGCTTCCCATCGATGGTGCAGGCCGACCACTACACGCGCGCCGGCCTGGCCAAGTTCAACGGCAACCAGTGGAACGAGTGCTGGGCGTGGGACCGCGACCAGCTGGCCTATCTTCCGATCGAGCAGCTGCTGGGCATCTATCGCGATGTCGGCGGCGTGGTGGAGGCGGCTGGGTGAACAACGCCAATGTGATCGCGCTGCCCGCGTCGACCAACTTCAAGCCAGACCAGGCGCTGCACTCGGCCCTGGGCGAGAGGCTGGCTGACGTGCTGGTGATTGGCTACAACGCCGAAGGCGTGCTGGTGGTTCGCTCGTCGCATATGACGCGCGCCGAGGCGCTGTTCCTGCTGGAGCAGGGCAAGGATTGGGCGATGCGCGGGGGCCTGGCCAGTGGTTGATGCCGCAACCCTGGCCGAGAACCTGGACGATCCCGTCTGGCGCATCAGCAACCTCTACAAGATCATCGTCAAGGGCGATGACGACGACGACGAAGGCCTGGTTCTGCAGTTCAAGCCGAACCGCGCCCAGCGCCGACTGCTGGCCAGGCTGCACCACCGCAACATCATCCTGAAGGCGCGCCAGCTCGGCTTCACCACGCTGATCTGCATTCTCTGGCTCGACACGGCCCTGTTCTCCAAGCACCCAATCCGCTGCGGCATCATTGCCCAGGACAAGGAGGCCGCCGAGGCGATCTTCCGCGGCAAGGTGAAGTTCGCTTACGAGAACCTGCCGGCCGAGCTGCGCGATCGGTTCCCGCTGAGCAAGTCCACCGCCAGCGAGATCGAGTTCGCGCACAACGGCGCCAGCATCCGCGTGGCCACGTCGATGCGCTCGGGCACGATCCACCGCCTGCACATCAGCGAGTTCGGGAAGATCTGCGCCAAGTACCCGGACAAGGCCAAGGAGGTCGTGACCGGCTCGATACCCGCCGTGCCCAAGTCGGGCGTGTGCGTGATCGAGTCGACCGCCGAGGGTCAGGACGGCAAGTTCTACGACATGACGATGCGGGCTAAGGCCAACCATGAGCGCGGCCTGCAGCCGACGCAGAAGGAGTGGCGCTTCCACTTCTTCGCCTGGTGGGAAGAGCCGACCTATGAGCTGGACCCCGAGGGCGTGGTGTTCTCCGAGGCCGACAACGCCTACTTCCATGAGGTCGAATCGCGCATCAAGCGCGAGCTGACGGACCGCAAGCGGGCGTGGTACGTGACCACCCGGCGAGAGGACTTCGCGGACGAAGCGCCGCTGATGTGGCAGGAGTACCCGAGCTACCCGGAAGAAGCGTTCCAGATGAGCACCGAGGGCTGCTGGTATGCGACCCAGCTGGCCAACGCGCGCAAGCAGGGACGGGTGCTGAAGTCGATTCCCTTCGTCAAGGGTGTGCCGGTGAACACCTTCTGGGACATCGGGCGCGGCGACATGACCACGATCTGGTTTCACCAGCGCGTCGGGCCGGAGAACCGCTTTATCCGCTACTACGAGGCCAGCGGCGAAGAGCTGGACCACTACTCGAAGTACCTGCAGGACACGGGCTGGACCTTTGGCCGCCACTACCTGCCGCACGAGTCCGACTACAAGCGCATCGGGAAGAGCGCCGACACGAACCAGACGATCAAGGAAATGCTGGAAGAGCTTCTTCCCGGCGCGCGGTTCGAGGTGGTGCCTCGCGTGACCAACATCGTGTCTGGCATCCAGGCGACGCGTTCGGCCTTCGCCACCAGCTATTTCAGCGAGGAAGGCTGCCTGCAGGGCCTGGCCCGCCTGGCCGGCTATCGCAAGGAGTGGGACAAGACCCGCGGCTGCTGGAAAGACACGCCGCTGCACAACGACGACAGCCACGGTGCGGACGGCTACCGCCAGTTTGGCCAGGCCGCTGAGGCCGGCGAGAACTTCATGGTGGAGTTTGCGCAGCCGGCCAAGCCAGGGCAGGGCGCATTCAGGCGCCGCGGTTCTCCGATGTCGGTTTGATCGGCTCGCCGCCGGCCGCCTCCCACTCGCCCCAGTTCGATTCCATGACCTCGAGCCCTGGCACCGAGTCGGTATCGATGGGCCGGCGCGCGCCGATCGCGCGCAGCAGGCGCTGGAGCAGAAGGGTGGCGATGCTGGGGCGGTGCTGGGTGTTCATGTGGCGATCATCCTGCGGGTCAGGCGGCGCGTCCATGTGATGAATGGTGGATTGTCGAAGTCGTGCCAAGGATGGCAGGGTGGCGGCTCTTCCTCCCCCAACCGCTGAAAGGCTGACCACATGAAATCGATCCACCGCTCTGTGATCCTGTCGCTTGCCCTGGCCTGTGCCGCCGTGTTCTGCAGCGCTGCCGCCTGGCTGCGCGACGGCTTCGTCACCCGTTGCCGCTCGGCCAAGGAATTCGCGTTGCGCCCCTTCGTGGACCCCGCCATGCGCATCCAGCCGGCCGCCAGCGACGCCGTGGCCACGCGCCCGGCGGTTGAGCTGCAGCGGGCCAGTGCCTTCGTGCTGCGCACCATCAAGCGCGAGCGTCCGGAGATCCACCCGACCTGGCGCATGTGCCCGTCGATTTGATTCGCTGATCTCGCCCTGAAGCCCCGCGGTGCGGGGCTTTCTCATCACCCCTCACGAAAGTTCCCATGTCCGACATCAAGACCGTCCGCGCCAAGTTCAAAGTCAACTCTGTCACCGAGCATGAGGGCGGCATCAAGACCGCCAAGCTGCAGGCGGTGAGCAGCGGCAGTCCCGAGAACGCCGAGTTCTTCAAGTGGACGCCCAGCGCCAGCATCGATCTCAGCACGATGAACCCTGCTGCGGCCGAACAGTTCAAGCCCGGCAAGCAGTTCTACGTCGACTTCACCGAGGCACCGGAAGGCGCCGGCACCTGATCTAGGCCGCCCCTAACAGCAAGCCCGGCCCCGCGCCGGGCTTCTTCTTTCCGTGCCAAGGATGGGAAGCATTTGGTTTCACGCGACGGCCAGCCCTGGTCGTAACCCTGACGGTGGCGATCGAATGGGATTGGGCGAGGTGCCCTCCAAGGTGAATCCGAACAGGGCTAGGTAAGTAGTCGCGGCCTGCGGCGCTAATGCTTGACCGCCTTACTGGTCGCATTGCCGCAGGCCCCGGCGAACACTGAATTACGTGCCAAGGATGGCAGATTCCCCAGCAACTTGATTGGGGCTGCCATGGGCGTATCACTTGACCTGCGCAAAGCGCACCTTTCCCGCGTTCACGGTGACATCGTTGCCGTCCTGACCTGGGTGAACGATGAGCGCGCCCTGGTGCTGCTGCCGGCCCACCGCAAGGACGCGGGCTGGTTCGTCGTCGCTGACTCCGCGGCCTTCCGCTGGAACATCAATGCGATCGACGCAGGCTGGCGCCGTGAGGCGATGGCGCACGCCGACCAGCAATCGCGCATCGCCTGCAGCATGCTTGGTATCGAGCCCAGCCTGCGCAACCGGGCACGCATCGTCAATATCGTCACCGACGTGCTGGGCGAGCTCAACGCCATGCCCTCGGCGCCGCCGCCCGAATACATGCGCGGCGCGATCGGCCAGATGATCCTGCGCGAGGACGGCAAGGCCATCGGCGGCGAGGACATCCGCCTGGAGCGCGAGGGCGTCGCGTATGAATGAGCTGGACGTTCGCCCAATTCGCGGCAAGGCGCCCGGCGACCAGTACAGCCAGTCGCTCGATGAAAAGCTGCGCCAAGCCGGCACCGCGGTGGCCACGACCAAGGCCCACCCATTGGACAGCGACGAGGCGCGCCGCGAGCACCGGCAGCTGCTCTCCTGGTACTACCTGGAGCGCGAGCGCCAGTCCGCCAACCGCCTGGACATGGCGATGGACGCGGACATGTACGACAACCTGCAGTGGGATCCCGAGGATGCCCAGATCGTGAAGGACCGCGGCCAGATGCCGCTGGTCTACAACGAGGTTGCGCCGATGTGCGACTGGATCATCGGCACCGAGCGCCGCACGCGCGTGGACTGGCGGGTTCTGCCAAGGTCGGAAGACGACGTGCAGATGGCCGACATCAAGACCAAGGTGCTGAAGTACATCAGCGACATCAACCGCGTGCAGTTCAACCGCTCGCGCGCGTTCGCCGATGCCGTCAAGTCGGGCGTGGGCTGGCTGGATGACGGGGTGCGCGACGACCCGACGCAGGACATCCTCTACAGCAAGTACGAGGACTGGCGCAATGTGCTGTGGGACTCGATGAGCTACGAGCTCGATCTCAGCGACGCGCGCTACCTGTTCCGCTGGCGCTGGGTGGACGTGGACATCGCTGTGCTGATGTTCCCCGACCGCGAGAACGAGATCCGCCAGGCCGCCGAAGACACGGCCTACACGACCGACAATAACGAAGAGGAAGACACCTGGGTGACCGGCCTGGATGCCAACTCGAAGGACCGGAGCGGCACGCTGCGCGCCATGGGCTCCGGCCTGGCCATCGATGCGCACCGGCCGCGCGTGAAGCTGATAGAGGGCCAGTACCGCAAGCCGGCCCGGGTCAAGGTAGTGAGCGATGGATCCTTCCGCGGCTCCATCCTCGGCCCGCGCGACCACATGCTGGGCGATGCTGTGGCGCGCGAGGGCGCGACGATCGTGGACAAGGTGCTGATGCGCACGCATGTGGCGGTGTTCACCGAGACGCACATGCTGGCCCTGAACCCCAGCATCAACCGCCACAACCGCTTCAGCCTTACGCCGGTGTGGTGCTACCGCCGCGGCCGCGATCGCCTGCCCTATGGCGTGATCCGCCGCGTGCGCGATGTGCAGATCGACCTGAACAAGCGCGCCAGCAAGGCGCTGTTCCTGCTGAACTCGAACCAGATCATTGCCGACGAAGGCGCGGTGGCTGACTGGAACATCGCGCGCGATGAGGCCGACCGGCCTGATGGCCTGATCATCAAGAAGCCCGGCAAGGAGTTCGTGATCCGGCGCGACACCGATGGCGCAACGGGCCAGATCCAGATGATGACGCTGGACGGCCAGAGCATCCAGAAGAGCGCTGGCGTGGCCCAGGAGAACATGGGCCGCCAGACCAATGCGGTGAGCGGAGAGGCCATCAAGGCGCGCCAGCTTCAGGGATCCGTGGTCACCACCGAGCCATTCGACAATCTGCGCTTCGCCACGCAGGTGCAGGGCGAAAAGCAGCTCAGCCTGTCGGAGCAGTGGTACACGGACGCCAAGGTGATCCGCCTCACTGGCACCAAGGGCGCGCTGGAGTGGATCAAGATCAACCAGCCCGAGCAGATGCCGGATGGATCGGTCCGCTTCCTGAACGACATCACCGCCAGCCAGGCGGATTTCCAGGTGGCCGAGCAGGACTACAGCGGCACGCTGCGCCAGGTGATGTTCGACAGCCTGAACAACATGGCGGTGAAGTACCCGCCCGAGATCGCCCTGCGCATGATGACCATCGCCATGGAGTTCTCGGACCTGCCCAACAAGGACGAGATCGCCGAGCAGATCCGTAAGCTCACCGGCGAGCGCGACCCCAACAAGGAGCCGACGCCCGAGGAAGCCCTGCAGATCGAGCAGCAAATGCAGCAGCAGGCCGAGGCCCTGCAGATGCAGCGCGAATCCGCCATCACTGCGCTCGAAGAACAGCGCGCCAAGGTGCGCGAGATCAACGCCAAGGCCGCCAAGATGGAATCCGAGGCGATGGCCGCCGGCATGGCTGACTCGTCCGGCGGCATGCCTGCTGAAATGGAGCAGGCCCTGCGCCAGGTGCAGGAGCAGGCGGCCACGCAGATCGAGTCGCTGAGCGCCCAGCTTTCCAAGGCCCAGAGCGAGCTCGCAAACCGCACCCTGCAGATCAACAGGGACGCGGATGTCAAGCACGAGCTCGCCAACATCGACCGCGATACCAAGCTGCGCGTGGCCGAGATCCACGCAGCCAGCGATAAGCGCGTGCAGGCCCTGGAGAAGCGCATCGAGGACATGCAACGTGTGCTGGAAGAAAAGATCGCCGCGGAAGCTGCGAAGAAGGCCGATCCCGCGCCTGCGCCGCTAGCCCCCGCACCGGCGCCGGCGCCCGTCGCCGCGCCGCCGGCCGCCCCGATCACGCTGAACGTGACCGTAGATGCCAAGAGCGGCGAGGTCAAGAAGACCATCGAGCTGAAGCACGACGAGAACGGCAAGGTGACGGGCGCCGATGTCGTGGAGTCTCCAGCCACCGGTGAGGGCAAGAAGGCATGAGCACCTACATCGTGACCCGCAAGAGCGACGGCGCCGAGGTCTACCGCTACCAGGCCGAGGCCCCCATCGAGTGGAACGGCTGGGAGTTCGCCACGCACGACCACACGCTGGCGCCCCCAGAGGTCATCACGCCCCCAGAGGTCATCACGCCCCAGCGGCGCCTGAGCAAGCTGTCGTTCATCGGTCGGTTCACCGAGGCTGAGTTCGATGCGCTGCTGGAAGCGTCGCTGACGAACATCCCAGTGCTCAAGTTCATCAAGCTGCTGGACTGGGCAACGCCTGAAGCGGACGGGACGAGTGTGGACCTTGACGACCCACGCACCGTTGCCGGCGTGACGGAATTCTTCTCTCCTGAGCGCGCTGCGCAGATCCTGCAGAGCTGACGATGGATAGCTACCTAGACCACGGCGCCTACGCCACCAACATCGGCGCCACGCCAACCTGGGGCACCCCGCAAGAGGGCGATGGAGCGGCCAGCGCAGCCGCGTCGGCCGCGTCCATCGGCTCTATCCTGATGACGGCTGTTCCGACCAGCGGCACCATCAGCGTCTGCGGTGTGAGCGTCAGCACCACCAGCGTGATCGGCGCAGCCAGCGCCGATGCGGCGGCCAACGCCCTGGCTACGAACATCAACGCGACGAGCACCGCCGTGGCATCGGGCGTGGCCGTCGGCACGCCGCAGCTGCGCAATCTGGTGTTCGCGCGTGGCCCCGGCGGCGGCGCACCGGCCGGTACCTGCCAGATCATGATGCGCGTCGGTTCGGCGACGCTGAACTACGCCAACAACACCAGCGCGGCCATCGCAACGACTTTCACCGGCTCGCCCACGCTGACACAGTTTGCGGGCGGCGCGGGGGGATGCTGGGGCTGGTTCCTGAACACGGCGGCCATCGGCGTGTCGAACAGCATCACCGCGCTGACCTACGGCTTGTTCGTCGCGTCCCCCATGGTGCGGTACTCGGGCTTCACGTTCACGGAGCATGACATCCTGAATGTACGGACGGGGCGCAACACCACGCTCGTGACGGGCACGGCCAACATCTCCCCGCAGGCCAACAAGCCCGCGTACATCAACATGCTGATGGACGACGGCACGATCTGGACAGGGGACGGGTCGTCGTCCAAGCTGACGCTGGACTGGACTGCCAACGGCGCGGGCTATGTCACCCTGTCGGTGGCGGGCATGTACCACAGCATCAAGGCCAAGGTCCGGGGCGCGTTCACCGTCAAGTTCTACATCAACAGCGGCGGCAGCAGCTTGCCGCTTACATGGGGGTATGACGGCGGCAGTACAGCCTGGGGGGCCAGCTACGAGAAGGTCGAGTTCATCGAAAAGACGGGCAGCTACGCCACAAGTTGCTTCGCGTTTTGGGCACCGGGCAGCTCGTCCCGATACAGCCTGTCGTGCGTAGATTGCCTGTTCGACTTCACGGCAGTGCCGCGTACGAACATCGTTGCTTCCCTGTTCGACGCCAAAATTTACACTACGACTCTGATTGGCAACGACGTTCGCTGGAACCTTACAGGCGTGGGTGGTGGCGCGTTCACGGTGCCTGTTGTAAAAACATCGACAACAGGCACGGCGCTCCAACTCACGGCGCGCGGCAATACGTTCTCTGCCGGTCAGCCGGGCGACCTGACCCTGTACGCGCCCGGTGTAACCCTCGGCGCTGGATCAACGCTGCTCTTTGAAAACAACAAGGGCGCAGGACTGCCAGCTGGCGCGGTGGGCTTGGTCAACACCACGGTGGGGCAGAACCCCGCCTATCTTGTGTTCGACAACCTCGGCATCGGGGGCTCGGCAAAGTTTGAGTCGCGGTCGGGGTACGTGGAGTGGAACGCCGGCCAGCCGGTGTTGAGTTCCGTCGCTCCTGATGGCACGCCCTGGGCGTGGCTGGCGTACTGGACCAACGCCTCGGCCGTCATCAGCCCGAGCCAGCCGTGGGCGTTGCCCGCAACGCGCATGCAATCGCGGCTCACCACCGGGGCGCGCAGCTGGTCTGTCGAGCTGCTGCTGGACTCGCTCTCGCTGACCAATCTGCCGCTGTTCGGCACGGTGGAGCTGCAGTACATCGATGAGACGGGCGCACCCGTCTCTGAGCGTGTGCCGGTGTCGCTTGCCACGTCGTCGGCCAGCTGGACGAACGCAGGCGGGGCGTACAGCACCTGGGTGCCGCGCAAGGTGTCTGGCACGACTGCCAAGCAGGTGAAGCTGAACACCATCATGAACGTGCGTCTTGTGATCGACCGCTCCCTCCCTGGAGGCTCGACGGCAGCTTTCTCGCTCAACCCGGAGATCGCGATCACATGAGTGCGATCTTTGATTCCTGCTTCGGCCTGGCGCGCAGCGCCGTGATGGTATCGGACCTGCCGGGCCTGCGCGCCGCGGGCAATTCGGCCATCGGCCGCATGCGCCTCTCTACAGAGAGTATCGGCAGCTTCACGCTGACGCTGACCAATCTGGTTACCGGCTCCGCGATCCAGGTGGAGACGCAGACCGGAACCACCATCGAGAACCGCACTGCTGCGAGCAGCACTGAGGTGTTCACGGTGCCCACCTACGCTGCCGGAAACGCCGGCAATGACCTTCGCGTCAAGGTGCGCAAGGCTAGTTCAGCGCCGTACTACATCCCCTACCAGACCCTGGCGACGGCCTTCGTCGGAAGCCAGTCGATCTACGTTTCACAAATCCCGGACGAGTAAGCACCATGGCCATCGGTTCAGATTTCAGCATCGACTCCAGCGGTAACTTGCGCCAGGCGGCGGCCTTTGTGCCGGGCACTAGCGCTCGGTACACCACGCTGGCCCTCCACCAGTGGGCACAGGATCTCGCTGACGACGCCTCCCCAACGGGCGATGATCTCGTCTCGATCCTTGGTGCCAACCCGTCTGAGCTGGCAGGTAAGCGCAACACGGTGCGCCCGATGGCGCTAACGCTGCTGAACGGCGTCAACATCAACGACGCCACCGCGCAATGGTTCAAGTTCGGCTCCATCGAGCAGGCCGGCGGCGACGTGCTGTACACAGGCTTGAAGGTGCTGGGCTCGCTGGTAGCTAGCAGCCCGATCTACATTTTCCAGAATGGCGCGAAGATCACGAAGTACTGGGCGGACGCTGACGCCTCCAGCTTCCAGATCCTGGTCAAGGCCAAGGGCGGCGCCGGCGACACGACGCTGAAGGACATCACGGTCTACAGCCGCAAGTATGGCCAGAGCTACAGCCACTTCGACGTGGACCTGAGCCCTGGCGGCGAGCAGGTGGCGGCCCTGAGCACCTCGGTGGATGGGAATATCGACACCGGCACTATCACGCCCGCCGTGGCGGCCAGCTACTTCAGCACGGCTATCGGCGGGACGGCCACGCCCGGCACGCAGAAGATCACCCTGGCCTACGGCGATAACACGCAAGACCTGGGTGGCGGCGCCGGCTCACTGCTGCACAAGGCCACCATCACGCTGGACGGCACGATCACGGTGCTGCAGGCCTACCAGGCCCTGATGTGGGCCTGCAGCGAGTCGAGCACGATCACCTTCAACAGCGTGCCAGGCTGGCGCTACCGAGTCCTGCCCGGCCAGGCCTACCCCGAGAACCTCGCGGCCCCGTTCGGCACCTTCGCGGGCGGCAAGTGGTTCGTGGCGCAAGGCTGGTGGCTTACCGGAGTGCAGGCCGGCGACTCCAAGGCCTATCAACTCATCAGCCATACCGGCGTGGTCGAGACGCCTCCCACCAGCGTGGCCGTGCAGGTCACGGGTGTGGCCAGCGGCGACTATGTGCTGGCGGCGCGTGACAATGGCGCCGGGGGCTTCGCCAACGACACCACGCTGGCGGCTACGGCCACGGCGGGCGCTACCTCCGTGACGCTCACTGCAGCCCCTGCGGACACACCCACGGCGCCGGGCTCGCAGACCTGCTACATCCGCATCAACGGAAACCGCCACACCTATACGGCGCGCGCCGGCAACGTGATCAGCGGCCTGTCTCCCGCAGTCCCGGCAGGCGGCTATGCCTCGGGCCTGCCGGCGTTCATCCCGTTCATTGACGGGGTATCCGCGGGTGCCAGCATGCAGTCGGCCAACTTCCAGTTTGGCTCTGCCTTCACCTGCCGCTTCAAGGTGCGCAAGGGCAGCACGCCTTCCATCGTTCCGTTCGAGTCCACGCTGAGCGTGACCAGCGCGGGCGGATCCGGTACGGCGGTGCGCAACGCGGACGAGTAATGGCCCTGACGCCGAACTTCGCCACGCTGACGATCCACTCGGACGCCAGCATCACCGACATGGTGGCCTTTCACGCCGCCCTGCGAGACATCGAGGACAACCCCGAGGCGATGGTGTATCCGGTGATCCACACCTACAAGCAGATCGACCTGGGTGGTGGGGCTTACTTCCCAGCGATCGCGTTTATCAATGGTTGGACGCTGCAGTTCCCGCCCGGCAGCTTTGAAGTGAAGGGCGGGAATCTTAAGGCGACCATCAACCCGGTGGCCGGTTGCTACGTCGACCGCACGCAGTCGGCGGCCTATGCAGTCACCAGCGTTGGTGGTTCTGGCGGCGCTAGCGCGGCTGAGGTAGCCGCGGCCGTGCGCACCGAACTGGCGACTGAGCTGCAGCGCATGAGCGAGCTTGCCAAGATCCACGGCCTGGTGCCAGGCGCGCCGCTGGTGGTTTCTCCAACTGAGCGCTCCGCTGGCGGCATTGTGCAGACCGTGGTGGAGTCCGGCGGCGCCGTGACGGTGACCCGTGCTTAACCTCCGCGCCATCGCGCTGCAGGGCTTCGGCTTCAAGCTGAGCCCGATCTCCCTGGCCGTGCAGGGCCTGATCGCCTGGCTGGAAGAAGAGCAGCGCCAGCAGCAGGTGTACGGCAGCGGTAAGGGGCGCGGCCCGTACCAAGCCCGCAAGGAATTCCAGGCACCGGCGCTACGCCAGCAACTGAGCACGGAAGAGGTCAGGGCGGCCTGGGATTTTGTCGAGCTTCGGCTGCGCCAGCAGCAGGACGACAAGCGGCGTGCGGCCGCGGCGCGCAGGCCGATCGTTACACCATCAACACCAGCACCAGCCGCGTCAGCGGCCCAAGCTGCGGCGCTTGCGCGGACCGACCCGCCCGCTTCCGCGGGTCTTCCGTTGCCAGCAGAACGCATGGCCGAGCGGCAGGAATATCGCGCCCAGGCCGGCGAAGACGACGCCTCCATCCTGGCCATCATCCTGGCAGCTGCTTAGGGGCAGAGCGATGCACTGGCATGCCCAGATCACCAGCCTGACGCTTCGCGGATTCGAGTTGCCCGGCGGCTATGCCGAGAAGCTGCCATTCCTTGCCTCTGCGCAAGCCGAACTGCTGGGAGACTCGCTGGCCTATGTGCACGCCGCGTCCCGCCTCGATGGGCGGCAGCTGAGCGTGAACGACTGGCGTGACGTGGCGATCCTGCTGCGCGACCAGTTCCGCGTCGAGACGCTGCTGTATCACCGTGGCAAAAGGCTGGTCACTATCCCAACCGCGCGCGCGTGACAACGTGCCAAGGATGGCAGGCTCCGCATCCATGAAAGAGCTGCTGCTTGCCTTCCTGATCGGCGCGCTGATCGCTGGCGCTTCCGCCTGGAAAGTCCAGGACTGGCGTATCGCCGCGATCATGGGCCAGGCGGCCGAAGACCAGGTGGAGCAGGTTCGCCACGTCCTCAAAGCCGAAAGGGCAAGTCATGTTCAAGCCTCAAATGCCGTCGCCGCGGCGCGCGCTCGCGAGGGCAAGTTACGTCGGGCTGCTGATGATCTGCGCACTGAGCGCGACCGGCTGCGCGACACATCTGCCGATGCGGTGCGAGTGTCCGAGCAATCCCACGCGGCCTGCCTTGAGCGAGTTGGAGCCTTCCGAGACGTATTCGATCAGTGCGCAGCGCGATATGGCGAGCTGGCGGAAAAGGCTGGGCGACACGTCTCCGATGTCAGAACGCTGATCGAGGCTTGGCCTACGGACGTGCCAAGGGTGGCAGATTCCGACACCACACCACTGGAGTAGATCTCATGGCCAAAGGCAACACCATCGCATCGACCAAGAGCGAAGACGACTGGCAGGTCGAAGACGATCTGCGCACCATGCAGCGCTGCGAAGAGATCGAGAAGGATCCGAAGCGGCTGGCTAAGGTGCAGGCGCTCGCCAAACAGAAGCTGCTGGGCCTGGCGTCGATCGCCAGCGAAGGCAAGGACGATTAATCCACCACCGACCAAGGAAAGAGCATGAGTTCTCTCGACGCCCAAGCACTGGAGTTGCTGACCCCGGAAGAGCGCGCTGCCATCGAAGATGGCGCACCGACCCAGGCTGAAATTGACGCGCTGCGCAACATTGCGGGCAGCGATGACGAAGACGGCGAGGATGATGATGGGGTCGACGACGACACCACTTCCACCGAAGCTGCAGACACAGCAAAGGCAGCCGACGCAGCTGCCACCGCAGATGCTGCCGCTGCTGCGCCTGCCGGGTCCCCCACACCGGCGACGCCTCCGGCCGCATCGCCCGCGCCTGCCCGAGCCCCCGCCTACGTGGCCGAGCTCCCCGCCGACTTCGAAACCAAGGTGACTGCCTTGGGCGAGCGCGAGACTGCCGCCTGGACCCGCTTCGAGGCCGGCGACATCGACCGTGCCCAGCTGCAGGCCGACCTCCGCGGGGTGGAGTCGGAGCGCCGCGAGCTCGATTCGCTGCGCATCAAGGCCGAGATCTCGCAGGACATGACGCGCCAGAGCGTCGAATTCCAGTTCAACCAAGCACTGGATGATGTGTCGGGCACGCCGGCCGAGCAGGGCGGCATCAACTATCGCGCCGATGCCAAAGCGCTGTCCGAGTTCAACATGTTCCTGCGCGCATTGGGCGCGGATGAGTCGAACGAGGACAAGGACGCCAAATGGTTTGTGGCTGAGGCCCATAAGCGCGTGCAGGCGTTCCGCGGCGCGGCCGCCCCCGCTGCCCCCGCTCCTTCGCCAACTCCTGCGCCGGCCCCGTCAGCCAAGGATGCCGCGCTGGCTCGCCGCAAGCCGGCCGTGGCTGACGCCCCTGCGACGCTGGCCCAGGTGCCTGGCGGCGATGGACCCGGCGATGTCGCTGGTGAATTCGCACACCTCGATCGTCTGAACGGTACCGATCTGGAAGATGCGATCGCGCGCATGACGCCGGCCCAACGTGAGAAGTACGCGGCAGGTTCGTGATGCCTGGGGACTGCTCAAAACTGACCATCCAACTGCGGCCGAGCGAGATCTTGGCCGTGGGTGATGTGACGGTCGAGCTGGTGCACAAGAGCGGTCAGGCCGCGCGGCTGCGCATCTGCGCGCCGCGCGCCATGAAGATCACAAAACTGTCTCAGGACGGTGAACAAGATATTGCGCAAGTCGTGCCAAGGATGGCGCAATTAACTGCCGGCTGAATCAAGCCGTCTGTATCTAGCTTCGAGCGCAGGAGTGCTCTTTCAAGTCAAAACTGAAGGAGTATTTCTATGGGACGCACCATTGTTGGCGTGAACGACCCGAAGGCGGTCAAGCGCTATGCCGGCCTGATGGCCTACGACACCTCGCAAAAGAGCTACTGGAACCAGCGCTTCATGGCGCGCGGCGCCGAAGCTGAAGTGCCGGTTCAGATCCTGACCGATCTGGAAACCGATGCCGGCGAGCAGATCACCTACGACTTGCTGGCCGAGCTGAAGATGGCGCCGGTGGAGGGTGAAGACATCCTCGAAGGCAAGGAAGAAGGCCAGAAGTTCTACACGGACGCGATCTACATCGATCAGGCGCGCGCCGGCGTTAACACTGGCGGCCGCATGACGCGCAAGCGCACGCTGCACAACCTGCGCGAGAAGGCCAAGCGTCAGCAATCCAGCTGGTGGGCTCGTCTGATGGACGAACTGCTGTTCATCTACGTGTCCGGCGCCCGCGGTATCAACCCGAACTTCCTGCTGCCGACCACCTATGCTGGCCGCGCCCAGAACCCGCTGTACGCGCCCGACTCGAACCACGTCATCTACGGCTCCGAGCTGTCTGCGGCTGGTGTTGAGCAGAACGGTGCCACCGCGTTCAACAACATCGACGTGCTGGACAAGTTCAGCCTGAAGTTGGTCGATCGCGCCAAGACGCGCGCCGACAGCCAGGGCGGCGGCGCTACCGGCATCCCGGTGCTGCAGCCTTGCAAGATCGACGGCATGGAAACTTTCGTGTGCGTCATGCACACGTTCCAGGAAGACGATCTGCGCAAGAGCGTGGTGCCCGGGGAGTGGCTGGACATCCAGAAGGCTGCTGCCGCCTCCGAAGGCCGCGCGAGCCCGCTGTTCCGCGGCAACATCGGCATGCACCGCGGCGTGATCCTGCACTCGCACCGCAACGTGATCCGCTTCAACAACGCTGGCGCCGGTGCCAACGTCGAAGCGGCCCGCGCGCTGTTCCTGGGTTCGCAGGCTGCCGTGGTCGCCTTCGGTTCGCCGGGCACCAACCTGCGCTTCGACTGGCACGAGGAAACCCGTGACAACGGCGACAAGGTGGTCATCAGCACGTCGTCCATCTTCGGTCACAAGAAGGTGCGCTTCGACATGGAAGGCGCTGTGGGCCAGCAGGACTTCGGCGTGTTCGCGCTGGATACCGCTGCTGCCAGCCGCTGATCCATCCGCTGACCAAATGGACTGAAGGAGAACGAAATGGCTTTCACGAACTCGAACGACTACCTGACGGGCCGCAAGCCCTCGGTGCTGCCGGCTGGCGGCGAGGTGGTGGCGGTGCGCTTCGCGCTGGATCTGGCCACGGCCGATCTGGCCCTGAACACCATCGGCGCCATTGGCTTGCTGCCACCGGGCTGCGTGCCGGTGGACCTGCTGGTGGATGGCACCGACATGGACTCTGGTGCTGCAGCCATGGTGCTGCAGGTCGGTATCTGGGACGGCGCCTCCGCGAACTTGTCGACAGCTGCGGCTGACGGCGGCAAGGCCTGGGGCTCCACCACCGCGGTCAACACCGACTTCCAGCAGAACCTGGCACGCAACGGCAACGCCATGGCGGTGGTGCAGGCCACCCAGACCGAACGTAAGGTCGGTGTGAAGGTGACGACCGCGCCCACCACGCCGGTGGCCGGCACGCTGGGCGTGACGCTGCTGTATCGCGCCGTCTGACCCCTTTCCTTGTGCGAAGTGGCGCGCCCCGGCGCGTTGAAGGGGGAGGCCTAGCAGCTTCCCCCTTTTTCTTAGGACCAACATCATGAAGATCCAGACCTCCATCACGCCCCGCCGCGACGGCAACATCGTCGTGACGACGCCCGCCGGCACCCGCCTTGTTTTCATGCCGGATGAATGCGGCGATCTGGCCTGCGACGTGACGGATGAGGCGGCTATTGCTTGGCTGCTCACCAACGAGAACTTCTACCCGTCCGATGCCGCCGACTACCAGGCGGTGATAGACATCACGCGCAAGGGTGCCAACGACCAGATCGACGGTGGCGATGCTGATGACGGCGAATTCGAGGAAGGCGTGGATGAGGGCAGCATGAGCGCGGCGCCGGTCGAAGGTGCCGCAGCGGCCGACGCCGCGGCAGCGGCGCCGGCAAGAGCTCCGCGCGCACGCCGCGCCAACTGATCGGCTGAGCCATGGCGGATTGGTCGAAGTTCTACGCCGACCTGCGGCCGCATGTGCCGGGGTGCGCTGAGCCCATGATGGATCAGGCGCTCCGGCGCGCCGCGGCGGAGTTCTTCAGCAAGACCTTTGCCTGGCTGGAATGGCTGGCGCCCGTGGTGACGGTGGATGGTGAGCGCGAGTACGCGCTGACCATCCCGGCGGGGGCGATCGTGATCAGGCTGGAGAAGGCCACCGCCAACGGGTTGGAAACGCCCATCCTGTCCTACCGTTCAATCAACACCGACATCGACAGCGCGCCGGTCGATGCAGACGGCATCACCACCCGCGATAGGCTGGTATTCACCCTGGCCAAAGATGTCGTCGCTGGTACCAGCATTCAGGTGCAGGCGACGCTGGCGCCCGGTGAGGATGCCACCGGCGTCTCCGATGCCATGTTCTCCCAGTATGTCGATGACATCGTGAAGGGCGCCAAGGCCAGGCTGCAAGGCATGCCTGACAAGCCATTTTCTCGTCCTGACCAGGCCATGCTGGAAAGGTCTGAATTCCTTGCAGCGATCGCCTCCAAGAACGTCGACGCCTACCGCGGGTACACCGGGCAGACGCCGCGCAACCGCGCCAAGTGGGTGTGACCCATGACCTTTCTAGCCAAAGACATCATCCTCCGCGCAACCGATGTGCTGCAGGACGCGACCAGCACGCGCTGGGACGCAGCTGAGCTCGTGCGCTGGCTCAACGATGGACAGCGCGAGGTGGCAATTCACCGGCCTGATGCTTTCACCACGCCCGCAGCGCCGATCACGCTGGTGGCCGGCTCGCATCAATCGCTGCCAGCGACGGCAGCCAAGCTGATCGACATCCCGAACAACACCGCCGCACCTAAGCGTGCAATACGCCAGGCAGTGCGTTCCCAGCTTGATGACATTGACCCGGAATGGCGCAGCATGACCGGGGCTGCCGTGGTCAAGCATTTCACCTACGACCCGCGCGCGCCGCGCCAGTTCGAGGTGTACCCACCAGCGATCAACGGAACCCAGGTGGATGCGATCGTCTCGGCCTACCCGATCGACATCACTGTGCCGGCCGCTGGCAGCACCTATGACGACGTGACCGGAAACATCAACGCCCCAGAAATCTTTGCGAGCGTCCTGGTCGACTACGTGCTGTATCGCGCGTTCATCAAGGAAGACGAGTTTGCCAGCATTCCGCGCGCGAACCTCCATTTCGCAGCGTTCGCGCAAGCGCTGGGCATCGAAGTGTCGGCAGGCATGACGATTGCCCCCGGCGTCAGCAACCCCGGCGGCGTCAGTACCTCCTGATTTCAAACCACCCAAGAAATGCCATGAGCGATTCCGACACCAACGCCGCTATCGCAGTGCTTGCCCATCGGGTGGAGGGCATGCACCGCGACGTGAGCGAACTCCACGACGTTCTCAAGGAGCTGACCACTGCCGTCACCAAGCTGGCCGTGGTCGAAGAGCGTCAGGCCCAGTCATCGCAAGCCCTTGAGCGTGCCTTCAAGGTGATCGAGAAGCTGGAAGAGCGCATCGACAAGATGGGCAATCGCGTGGCCGTGCTCGAGCGCGCGGAGCCGATGCAGCGCCAGACCGCCAAATGGGTGACGGCCGCCGTGTGGGGCGCCGCCGGCCTGTTTGGCGTCGTGGTGTGGGATGCGCTCAAAGCCAAGCTGATGGGGACGTGATGGCAAAGCCGACTCGCATCGCCATTGGATCCCTCTCGCTCAGTGCTATCGCCCTGGTTGGTTTGGTGTCTCAGGAGGGCTACACCGACCGCGCTGTCATCCCCGTGAGGGGTGATGTTCCCACCATTGGATTTGGCAGCACGACGCGCGCCGATGGATCGCCCGTGCAGCTGGGTGACACTACCACGCCGGTGCCGGCGCTGCAGCGCACGCTCGCCTACACCCAGGGGGCCGAGGCTGGTTTCAAGCGCTGCGTGCATGCGCCGCTGCACCAGGCCGAGTACGACCTGTACCTGAACTTTGGCTACCAGTACGGCATGGGCTGGGTGTGCAAGAGCTTCGCGCCGCTGCTGAACGCCGGCGAGTACGTGCAGGCCTGCGACAAGTTGCTGGAGTTCAAGAAAGTGGCCGGCTACGACTGCTCCACTCCCGGCAACAAGGTGTGCGCTGGCGTCTGGACCCGGCAGCTCAAGCGGCACGCCGACTGCATGGCGGTGCAGTGATATGGCCGTCATCAAGATCACCCAGTTCGGCGGGCTGCAGCCTTCGGTGGATGCGCGCAACCTGCCGCCCGACGGCGCGCAGACCGCGCTCAACCTGAATCTGCGCTATGGCGATTTCCGGCCTAGCAAAGGTCCGGGCGCCTCGGTTGCGTCGGTGCTCGCCGGCACCAAGAGCATTTTTCGCACGCCCAGTGGAACCTGGCTTTCCAGCAGCACAGACACCGATTATGTGAACGGGCAGATCGCAGACGCAGCCAGCGATCGGGTGTACCTCACGGGACGCTCAGCGTACCCGGAGGCCTGGCAGGGTGGCACATATCGCCGACTAGGTGTACCGGCGCCGAGCGCCAAGCCATCGGTGACGGCCATTGTGGCCGATGAGTTGACCCAATCCGATGCGGATGCGGCGCAGATCGCCGCGACCAATGCGGTGCTGGCTGCCGTGCATGCACTCATTACCACACCGCTGCTTGGAAACGCCGCGCCCACCGGTGTAGCGCCGCCGGTGCTGACGCCGGACCCGCTTTACAGCAAGGTCGCGCTGCACCTGCCGTTCACATCGCCTCTGGTAGGCGGCCGCTTCAAGGATCTGAGCCCACAGGCGCGCGTCATAACGCACGAATCCAACGTCACCCTGGCCACGGACAACCTTGGCCCGCTGGGCGCCGCCGGCACCGGCTATGCCGCCATCGCGGGCGGCGCGAACTGCGGTATCACCTTCCCTGAGATCCGTCGCTGGCGCGATGAGGCGGACCCTACCTGGTGCATTGATGCCTCGGTTACCAGTGCTGTTGACCTGGAGTACATCCAGCTGGAATGCCGTAACGGCAACATGCGCGAGGTGGTGTTCCGCAAGCCCACGACGGGCGACTACGTGGTGCTGTTCGGCAATGAGTACGGCGGCGAATTCAGCACCCAGCTGAAGGTCAAGCGCACCACCGGCGCCGATGTATGTGCGGCCGGCGTGCCGGTGCATCTGCGCATCAAATGCACCGGCAGCACGGTGCAGGTCTATATCGATGGCGTGCTGTCGGGCTCTACGCCAAACGCGGAAGGCCTGGAACTTTCGGTGATCGGCCGCTCCAACCGACCTGGGCGCGTGAGCGATTTCGCATGGCAAGGCAAGATCGATGAAGTGCGCGTGACGCTGGACCAGCGGGAGACGGGGAACTTCACGCCGCCAGCCGCCCCGTATTCGACGGGTGCCGTGCCGACCGGGTTCTGGGTCACGCATGGCGATGCCCTGGCCACCGGCCTACCGACGACCGCCAGCACTGACGCAGCCTACCTCGTTCAGCTTTCGCTCAGCGGTGGCGCATGGGTGGCGACGAACCCAGCGGACGACTATCTGCGTGATGGGTCGCTTGGCGGCGCCCAGGTCACCTACAGCGGCTCGCAATACTGGGCAGTGCCGGCCCTGAAGTACCGCGCCCTTGGAAAAGCCGTGGAACAGACTGCGCTGGCCGCATCGCTGGCCACGGTGGACAACCCAGCTTCGCCCGGAACCCCGCTACTGACCGGCCCGCAGTCCACCGCGCTCGCCGCCGAGATCTATGCTGTTACCAACGCCAGTATTGCACCGGTGCTGCCCTACATCGAGGCCCTGAATACCAAGCAGGCGGAACTGAAGACCCAGCTTGCCACGCCTACCGACGCGGCCTCGCTGGTGACCAAGATCAGCTTGATGAAGTCGGCATCCAAGGCGATAGAGGACTACTTCGCCGGCCTCGATGATCTGATCAAGGCCATCCTTTCGAGCGAGGCTTCCACGCTGTTTGGCGCCATCACATCGAAGATCGTCACGCGCTTGATTGAGACGCGCGGCTATGTCGTCACCTTCGTGACCGACTGGGGCGAAGAGTCGGCCCCATCGGATCCGTCCGAGCTGCTGGAGATCGACCAGAACGATAGCGTCAAGGTGGTGGCCGTGTCGCCGCCCGCCGGCCGGCACATCGTCGGCTGGCGCCTGTATCGCAGCAGCACCACCAATTCCGGCGCAGCCTTCCAACTGGTGGATGGATCCGGCGCCGTCAACGGAGTGATGTCTGGCGGTTCGTTCGCCTACCTGGACATCAGCAACCTGTCCTTCGTTGACGACAAGAAGCAAGAGGAACTGCAAGAGGTTTGCCCCTCGCTGACCTGGGCCGAGCCTCCCGAAAACCTGCAGGGCCTGGTGGGCCTGCCCAACGGCATGATGGCCGGCTTCTTCGGCAAGACCCTGTGCCTGTGCGAGCCGTACCAGCCCTATGCCTGGCCCCTCGAGTACCAGTTGACGCTGGAGTTCAAGATCGTCGGCATTGGCGTGTTCGGGCAGACCGCCGTGGTGCTGACCGAAGGCAACCCGTACTACGCGTCGGGGGCTGACTCTGCCAGCTACAGCGCCCAGAAGATCGAGAGCACCCAGGCCTGCATCAGCAAGCGCACGATAGCCGGCGTGGAGGGGGGGGTGATGTACGCCAGCCCGGATGGCTTGTGCCTGGCCTCACCGGCGGGCGTACAGGTGTTCAGCGAGGGCGCGTTCAGCCGCGATGACTGGCAGGCCGAAGTCAGCGCAGCGTCGTTCGGCGCCTTCCATGATGGCGTGTACTACCTGGTGACTGGCTGAGCATGTCTAGGGCATGGAAGTTCGACCTCGTATCTAGGCGACTGAGCACGATGCCGGACGCGCTGGAGCGCGCGTTTGAGGTCTGGTCGAGTCGGCCATACCCCGCGATTGCAGAGGACGCCATAACGGCTGGAGTCAGCGTTGTTGGAGCGGAGCTGCGGCAGACCCTGCACCAGATCACGGTAATGGATTCAGTCGGTGTGGGCGTTGCCGTCACAGAGGCGCGGCTTGCGCCTTTGCTGCTGAGCACGCAGTCCTCTGAGACGGTGTCGCTTGCGGCGACGGTTGTCAACGCAGAACTCCGATTCATGCGGGCCATCACAGCGCCGCCTGCCGAGCCGGTATCCACGCAAGTGACCCTGGTCGCCTGGGAGCTTCGTCGGGTTCTTGTCCAGCACGACCAGGCGGCCGAACTACTTGGAACAAGCGCCACGCTGGTGGCGGCATACCTAGGAACTTGATATGAACACGATTGTCGTGAAGGCCGGCGTTAGCGGGCACATCACCATGGCGGTATCCGGCGGCGCACGCGGCGACAAGGTGCTGGCCGACTTTGACAACATGGTCCTCAACGCCGGACTCGATCGCATCATGGGCGGCACTGGCATCGTCACGGGAACGCTTGCCTACTGCCAAGTGGGAACGGACAACACCGCGGTCACGGAGACGCAAACGGCGCTGGTTGCCAAAATCGCTGCTACTTCCGCAGTCCAGACCGCCTCGGCAGTGGCGTATACGAGCGGCCCGCCAGACTACCTTGAGTACGCGGTCACGTTCCGCTTCGCCACTGGCGCCGCGACGGGCAATTTGCGCGAGGTCGGTTTTGGGTGGGCGGCCACGGCCAGCCTCTTCAGCCGCGCGCTCACAACCAACGCGCTGGGCGCTCCCACGGACGTGACGGTGCTCGCTGATGAGCAACTTGACGTTACCTACCGCGTCCGAATTTACCCCCCTGCGGCTGACGTGACGGGGAGCATTGCTCTGGACGGCACGACCACGGCATACACGATCCGGGCATCCAGTGTTTCCGATGTGAATCGCTGGGACTTGCGCTACTTGCTGGAGCGCTCGGCCATCGGTTCTTCGGCAACCGTAGGGGCGGGCAACACCGCGACACAGATCGCGGTCTATTCTGGCGCCCTAGGGGCGCGCACCGGTCGCCCTGCCGGCACGGAAACGGTTTCAGGAAGTGTGACTGTCACGCCGCAAGCCTATGTGGGGGGCACGTTCTATCGGGATATTTTGTTTGAGTGGCCGCTGGGATCATCCAATGTAGCTGGTGGGTTCAAGAGCCTCACTTTCGGACCCTATGGGAATGATGGGTTCGGCGAGCTGGCCCCCATGCGGTTCCAGATGGAGTTCGTGCCGAACGTCAACAAAGACGCTACCCGGCGCCTGCGTCTGACCATGCGCATTGCGCTGGCGCGGGCCTGACCATGGCGATACCTTTCGGTGCACTGTCGTCGGTTCCGGTGGTGAGCAGCTTGGTGGCGCCAGATGATCGGATCCGCGAGACGTACCTGCAAGACTGGGAGCGTGGCGGCATCGCCCTCAACGACCCGAGCCAGGGGCTGAATGTGCGCGACTGGCGGGCCTACACCGACGGGATAACCGTGTGGGTGGCCCCAGACCCGGAGGGGGCGCCGGCGACAGCGGTATTGACGGGCGCAGGCATTACGGAGGTCAGCCTCGCATTCGACCAGAACATGCAGGCGACATTGGCTTTTATAGAGGCAGGAACGCAGAAGTTGTGGTGGTACGACACCTTGGCTGGCGTCATGGTGGTGACGAGTTTCCCTGGGGCGCGGAGTGGCATGCTGTCCATGGATGACAAGCGCCACGGGAGCGGCGCCTACAACGATGTGATCTTTGCGTATATCCGCGATGGATCTTTGCGTTACCGGCAGCAGCGGGACCGATACGGCGTTGAATACACGCTGGGCGCGGTGGCTGGAAGCCGCTCACGATTGCTCCAGTTCGGCATGGGGGAAAACAACCGGCTCCAGTTCAAGGTCAGCGTGCCCTTGTCTGCCGCGTACGCGGACCTGCTTACCGACACTCTGTACACGGTCAGTGGCAACGAACTTCTGCCTATGCACAGCGGGGGCGAGGACACGGGCATCTGGCGCAGCAAGATCATCGTGCAGGACGATCAACCCTCGTACGGGTGGATCAAGGTCGAGGGCGACTACCCGGCCACGCTGAGAATCTACGGGGACGGTGTACTGCGCTACACGGAGCCAGCGATCACGAGCCGCGCGCCGCTGCGACTGCCGCCCGGCAAATTCCGAGAGCTTGAGGTGGAAGTGGAGTCGGCCGGCGCCGTCACCGCTGTGACGCTGGCCAGTTCGATGAATGAGCTGAAGGAAACCCCGTGAGCACCTATTCATTCGATCTTGGCAGTCGGCGCATCAGCAAGCGCTCAGACCTGGCCAGCAACACCGGCATGGACAACGATCTTCTGACCGACACGCTATATGCGGTGTCTGGCACCGCAATCGTGTCCGTGAAGGGAGGCGCTGTAGGCACTGGCACCTGGCGCGGTAAGCGCTGGGTCTTCAACGACTATCCCGGTTTTGGGTGGGTGCGCATCAACGGTGAGTTGGCGGCCGGAGCGGTCATCAAGCTCTATGGCGACGGCGTGCTGTTCTATACCTCGCCGCTGATCACATCGCGCCGACCTCAGCGGCTCCCACCTGGCAAGTACCGTGTCTGGGAGCTCGAGGTTCAATCCACCGATCGTCTTACCTCGGTAGTGATCGCGTCGACCGTAGGGGAATTGCAATGAGCGTGTCCAGGCTTTCACAGCGTGGCCCGAACGCCAACAGCGGCGCCAAGTTGCCGACCCTTGAGGCCGCGCGCGCTGCTGATCAGAACGTCCAGAAGGCGCTGGAGAGCATTCGTGAGTGGCTAGAGGTGCGACTTGGATCGCGCGGCGACAAGTACGAGAAGGCTGTGACGCGCCGCGAACTGGAGGCCATCATCACGCCCCTGATCGAAGCGATGGATGCGCTGGGTGATTTCGACGGAACGATCAGCTCGCTACGAGATTCGGCTGTGGACCAACTGCCAAGTACCGTGACGCCTGGTGCCTTCATCCTACTGTCCAACGACCAGCTCTGGGTGGGCATGACGAACGCCTGGATGCGCGTGACCTTGACCACAACCTAGCACGGGAGGGACCACATGAATTACCTGCTGAACCTGTTGATTGCGATCGACCAACTGGCGACCGCGCTGTGCGGGGGATTCCCGGATGAGACGCTGAGCAGTTACGCGCACCGGATGTATTCGCAGGGAAAGCCGCTTGGGTTCTTCCGGCACATGATCAATTTCATGTTCTTCTGGCAGGTCGACCACTGCTACCAAGCCTACCTGTCGGAAATGGAGCGACGGCAGCTCCCGCCAGCTCTGCGTTGACCCCAAGATCTGGTGCCAAGGATGGCAGCATCGGCCGGCATATGGCCGACCGTCTGGTGTTCGATTTGGAGCCCGTTCTGGCATTTGTCCAGAACCATCTGCCCGGATTCTCCCGGGCCGATGGCATGCGTGCGATCGGGCTGGAGCGCCGCGGCGCGCTGATTGCCGGCGTGGTCTTCGAGGGTTTCAACGGCAAGAACATGTGGATCCATGTGGCCGCGGCGCAAGGCGGCCGTTGGCTCACGCGGACCTTCCTGAAGGCGTGCTTCACCTACGCCTTCGAGATCTGCAGGGTGGATCGGCTGAGCGGCTATGTGAACGCGAGCAATCAGCAGGCTCGTGCTTTTGATGAGCACCTGGGGTTCAAGGAGGAAGCCCGGCTCGAAGGTGCGGCGCCTGACGGTGGCGACGTGATCGTGTATCGAATGCGGCGCAAGGAGTGCAGGTATGTCTAGGTTTCACACCACCGAATGGGACTTGCTGCCCGAGCTGGCGTTTCGGCCGCGCGCCGGGCGCTTCGGCCCGATGACGATGGAGGGTAGCAAGGGCGGCAGCAGCGCGCCGGCGCCGGACCCGCGCCTGGTCGAAGCACAGATCAAGTCGATGGGGATCCAGGACGCCTCGATTCAGAAGATCCTGGCCAACTCGGAAGAGCTGATGCCGCTGCAGAAGGAGCAGATGCAGTTCGGCCTGGATGCAGCCAAGACGGCCAATGAACAGGCCATGTCCGATCGCCAGTGGATGCTGACGCGCCGCGATCAGCTTTCCGGCGCGCAGGACCAGCTGGTGAGCGACGCGAAGACGTTCAACACTGAGCAGCGTCAGGAAGAACTCGCCGGCCAGGCCATGGCCGATGTGAATCAGGGGTTCTCCAGCGCGCGCGGGCAATCGGCGCGCAACCTGGCGCGCATGGGCGTGAATCCCAACTCCGGCCGCTTCGCGGCGATGGATGGGCAGATGAAGACGGCGCAGGCCGTGGCCCTGGCCGGCGGCGCCAACAGCGCCCGCACCGCCGCGCGCATGGAAGGCCGCGCGCTGACCGATCGAGCCGTGAATGCGCTGGCCGGCTACCCGGCCATGAGCGCGGGCGCCACCGGATCGGCGGCCCAGTTCGCGGCCAACGGCATCAACATCGCCAACACGGGCGTGGCGGGCATCAATTCTGGGACCACCTCAGCCGCCCAGATCGCGTCTCAGATGGGCGGGAACGCGACCGGCATGTTCGGTGCCCAGGCGCAATACAAGAACGGGCAGGACCAGGCGAACCAGGGCGAGGGCCTTGGATCCATCCTTGGTGGCATTGGTGGCCTGGCGGCGGGTGCAGCCAAGGTGGCGCCGCTGTTCATGAGCGACCGCCGGCTGAAGGATCAGATCGAGCTCGTGGGCCACGATGCCAACACCGGTCTGAACCTCTACCGCTTCGCCTATGTGTTCGACCCCGCGCGCCGTTTTATCGGCGTGATGGCCGACGAGGTGCGCAAGCTGTTCCCGGCGGCCGTGCAGCGCAGCGCGGACGGCTTCGATCGGGTGAACTACGGCCTTCTGGGCCTCGAAATGGTGGAGGCCTGATATGGCACGCAGGAGCGGAGTTCTCGATTTCATCAAGGCCTTCAATCAGACCTACGACACGGTGGGTCGGGTAGGCCAGGACTTCGAGCTGGCCAAGGTCGCCAACGCCAAGCCGGAAGAGTCCCAGGGATTCACGGCCGATGACGGCAAGCAGCTGGAGGCGATCGCCAACGCCAAGGATGAGCAGGGCAATCCGCTCTACACCCTTGAGGCTGCGCCGGACGGCAGCTACACCGTCAAGTCCAACTTCCAGGTGCAGGGTGCCGATGGCCAGTTGCAGGTCGCGCCCGCGGCGCGCATTGCGCAGCAGGGTGTGACCGACTTTATGGGCCAGCGCAGCGCCGGCGCAATGAACGAGGGCCAAGTGAACAGCGCGCGCCAGCGCGCCATGGCCGGCGTGCTGATGAAGACCGACCCACAGCAAGGCATTCGCATGATGCGCGATGTGACCCAGGCGGAGCGCGACGACAAGCGGTTCGGATGGGAAGAAGCCAGGGCCGGGCGCGAGCAGCGCGCCGGAGATCAAGCCGAGGCCGATGCAAACCTGATGCGCGATGTCGATAGCCAGGTCGGGGAATGGTTCAAGGGCCGGCTGAAGAACCCGGACGGCACCGAGCGCGCGGCCGCGGTGGATGACCACCTGGCGGCCACCCAGTTCCGCGCAGCCAAGCTGACCGAGGCCGGCAAACTGGAGCAGGCTGGGCAGGTCATGAAGGACTTCTCCGCGCAGTCACTGGTCAAGATCCAGCTTGAAACCGAGCAGCGCAACCAGGCGCTCGGCAAGACCGCCGCGGCGCTGGCGGCTGGCGACCTGGACTCGGTGAAGGAGTTCTACAACAAGTACGTGCCTGATGGCGCCAAGGTCTCCGATGTGAAGCGCGGCAAGGATGGTTCGATCGTGATCGAGCGCGAGACGCTGGACGGCCGCAAGATGCCCAGCACGGTAATGAAGGACACCGGCCAGCTTGTTTCTGCGCTGGCCACCTTCAAGGATCCGATGGCCATCTACAACTACAGCCAGAACGAATTCCGCAACACGCTGGCACTGCGCGCAGATGCTCGCGCCGGCAGCGCCGAAGCGCGCGCTGGCCGTGCTGAGGTGCGCACTGCAGCTGAGTTTGCCGCTGAAGCGCCGCAGCGTGATCTGAAGTCCACGGTGGCCACCATGCAACTGGCGCTCGGCAACGCAGCGACTACGCAGGAGCGCCAGGCTATCCAGGAAAGGCTCACCGCAATCCAGGGCGGGCTGGGCATGGGCAAGGAGCAGCCGGCAGAGGTCAAGCTGGCCACAGCCATGCTTCAGGCTGGCATGGCGCCCGACATGCGCTCGGCCCTTGAAATGGCTGTGACGAAGAAGAGCCAGGCGCCCGAGGAAATGCACAAGGAGTTCGTGGCCGCCGGCATCAAGAACATGGCCAAGCCGGCCGACGCCGTGAAGGCGGCCGACGAGGTGATGGCCAACATGGGCTACACGAAAACCGGAAACCGGTGGAATGCTCATCCTGGTGCTGCGGCGCCAGCTGCGGCCCAGGTGCCGCCGGCGGACCAGCGCAAGGTCGGGCAGGTCTATGACACGCCGAAGGGGAAGATGACCTGGCGCGAGGGCGGCTGGGAGCCCGTCAAGTGACACGGTAAGCGTGCCAAGGATGGCAGCCTCAGCGGGTCGCTTTTTTGACCCGCCCTGCCATGACCAAGCTGCTGACAGATGACGAAGTATTTGGCACCGCAAAACCGGCCCCCGGCCTGCTGTCAGACGATGAGGTTTTCGGCTCACCAAAGGCTCAGGCGCCGCGGCCTGAGCGCACTGCCGGCAATATTGCTTCGGACGTAGGTGTCACTGCCGTAAAGGCTGCGGTGGGCCTGCCCCAGGCCCTGGTGGGTCTGGTCGACATCCCGACCGGTGGCCGAGTCGGCAAGTTCCTGGACGAGGCAGGCTATCGGCCCAACGAAACCCAGAAGATCCTCGATGCGGCCTATTCGGACCCGCAGCAGGAGGCAAATCGTGCTGTGCGCGGCGCCGAGGGCTTCATCGATACCGCCAAAGCAGCGATCGACAACCCCAGCGTGATCGCCACCACTGTAGGCGAGTCGATTCCACAGATGCTCGGCGGCGCTGGCGTTGCGCGAGGCCTGATGAAGGCATCGACGCGCGTAGCGCCTTGGGTGGCTGCCGCGCTGGGTGAGGGCGTGATTGGCGCCGGCTCTGCTGCCGAGCAAATCCGCGGTGAAACCGCTGACGGGCTGCTTACGCCCGAGCAGGCTGCGGCGGCGCTGGCGTCCGGTGCCGGTACCGCGCTGTTCGGTGCTGCCGGCGGGAAGATGGCCGGCCGCCTTGGCCTGGGCGACGTTGACGTGATGTTGGCCACCGGCAAGCTGGCCAATTCGCCGGCCGGTTTCGTCAAGCAGGTGTTGGGCTCTGGCATTTCCGAAGGGGTGTTTGAGGAACTGCCCCAGTCAATTCAGGAGCAGATGTGGCAGAACTTCGCCCTTGGCAAGCCGCTGACGGATGGGGTTGGCAATGCCGCGGCCCTGGGCCTGATCAGCGGCGCGGCCATGGGCGGGGCCGGCGGCGGTTACAACGCCGCGGTCAGTTCGTTCTCGAAGGAGGGGCAGGGTGTCCAAGACCAGACGGGCAGCACCGGCGCCCCAGCAGAAGCCGGGCAAGGTCAAGCGCCGCAGGCAGCGGGAAGCGATGGCACGTCAGGCGGACCGGGAGCTGCCGGAGCTACCGGACTCGCCAAGGGTGGACTCACCGATGCCCAGGCCGGACTGGTAGAGCCCAGCGCTTCTGAAAAGGCGCTGCGCGCGCCGTCTGATGGCACTGCGCTCGAGCGCGTGGACACGCTTGACGCTGAGGCCGGCCGGCTGGATGAGCGCCTTGCTGAATTGAACCGGCCCGAGGCTGGGTATGGGCCGATGTTCGACCAGGAGCGCAGCGAGCTCCAGGCGAAGCGCGCCGAGCTCGTGCAGCAGCGGGCCGAACTGACCAAGGACTGGCCCGTTTCGCTGCCGGGTGCACAAACCTCGTTCAGCACCGAGTCGGGCGCCCGCCTGGCTGCCAGCTATGCGCTGATGGACGCTGGCGACCTGGTGACATCGCACGATGAGGGCCTGCGCCAGAACCCTCTCTACCCGCAGGAGCTGCAGCCGCGCGAGCGCGAGCGCGCCGCCAGCGAAATGCAGATCTCCGGCATCGTGCAGAAGCTGGACCCCGCACGCCTGGGGCTTTCGGCCGATGCGGCCAATGGCGCGCCCATCGTCGGAGCCGATGGCCTGGTGGAGTCTGGCAACGCGCGCACGATCGCGCTCAAGCGCGTGTACCAGGCCAACGGGCAGAAGGCCGAGGACTACCGGCAGTTTCTGCGCGACAACGCGGCCCAGTTCGGCATCACGCCGGAATCGGTGGATGCCATGGCCAAGCCGGTGCTGGTGCGCGTGCGCCAGACGCCGGTGAACCGCGCCGAGTTCGCGCGCCAGGCCAATGCGTCGACCGTGGCGCAGATGAGCCCCAGCGAGCTCGCCCGGTCGGACGCCAAGCGCATCGACTCGATGGAGGATCTTCAGCCGGATGACGGCGGCGGGTTCTCCGGCCCGGCGTCGCGCCCGTTCGTTCGCCGCTTCATGGCCAAGCTGCCGGCTACCGAGCAGGCCGGCATGATCGACAGCGCGGGCAATCTCAGCTCGTCCGGCTACGTGCGAATCCGCAATGCGGTGCTGGCAAAGGCCTACGGCGATTCGCCGGTGCTGCAGCGCATGGTGGAGTCGATGGACGACAACCTGCGCAACGTGTCCAAGGCGCTGATGCTGGCCGCACCGCGCGTGGCACAGATGCGCGAGGCGGTGGACCAGGGCGTGCGTTTCGATGCCGACATCACGCCAGAGCTCTTGGGCGCAGTGGAAGAGCTCTCGCGCCTCAAGGAGGCCGGCACATCGCTGGCCGATGCGCTGGCCCAGGGCGGCCTGCTGGGCGAGCAGCACAGCGCCGAGACGCGCGAGATCCTGCAGTTCCTGGCCGACAACGCGCGCCGGCCGCGCCGCATGGCTGATTTCATCGTCGCCTACATGGAAGCGCTGGACGCCGCCGGCGACCCGAACCAGGGCTCTCTGCTGGAAGACCCGCAGGCGCCCGCCAAATCCGATTTGATGGGCGCGGCCCGAAGGAGCATTGATGGCACTGCCGAAGACTCCCAGCGGCGAGACGCTGGAAAAGACCCGCAAGCTGGTCAACCGGCTGGAGACAAACCCGAGGCTGCGGCGCGCCGTGATGGCGGCGATCAAGGCGATGGGCCTGCCCGAGCCGCTGCCAACGACGCAAGCCAAGAATGGGTAGCCTTCCCTCCTGAGTCAGGCACGCTGGGGATTCCGCGGGCAGACATGCCGCAGATCCAGCAGAAGCACCGCGGCGCGCTGGTGAACTTCCTGGAGGCACGCGGCATCACCGACCACCAGGAAGAGGTCGATGGCGACACGCTGAAGCCAACGCAAGCCGAGTTCTCGCGCTCCAAGGTGGCCAGGTTTTCCACCTGGGAAGAGGGGCGCAACCGCTCTGTGCTGGTTTCATCGGATGGCTACGTGCTGGACGGCCATCACCAATGGCTGGCCAAGATGGCGATGGGTGAGCCGGTCAAGGTCATTCGCTTCGATGCGCCGATCCAGAAGCTGCTGGAAGAGGTAGCGCAGTTTCCCAGCGTGGGCGCTTCAGACGGTGCGGCCGACCTGGCCAGCGTGCGCGCGCAGGCCAAGCGGGACTTCAAGGATGCGCTGGCCGACCTGGCCGACATCGCCAGCAAGCACACCCGGGCAGCCATGCTCCCCGAGAACACGCCTGGCCTGATGCCTACGCTGGTCAAGCTCTTCGATGCTGCGATCCGCATCGTCGGAACCGATCTGAAGGCTGCGACGAAGTGGGTCAAGGATCAGCTCAAGGCAGATCCCAGAACGAAGCCGCTCTGGAACAAGATCGGGGACAGCACCTATCGCAAGGCGGCCGAGCAGGCGTTGGACCTGCGCGGCACCGCTGATGACCTATTCGGTGTACCGGCGCAAGCCGTGGCGTCGGATGCCGCCATGATCGATGGCCGTGCGTACGACAGCAAGCGCGACAACTTCAAGGCACCCAGCACCGAGTCCTTCCTGCCGAAGGAGCTGGTGAGCCGGGCGCGCGGTTATATCGACCAGTTCCTGAAGGAGGCACCGCCGGTCGAGATCGCCGCCGAGGACCGTGCGCGCGCCGAAGGCCTGCTGAAGCCAATGCTTGACGCTGCGGCCGCGGTCAAGGTGACGTATGACCAGAAGGTAATCGACATTGCCAAGCGCACCGGCGCGCTGGGCCAGATGCTGGCGCCGCTCAAGGGCCTTGGTAGGGGCGCTGAAAAGCTGGTGGAAGAAGGCTTTGACACCGGCAAGATGCGCGACCTGCTGCGCAGCACGATCGTGGTGTCAAGTTATGAAGACGCCCAGGAGGTGCTGGATCAGATCTACCGCGAGTTCGAGGTGGTCAAGGGCCGCGTCAAGAACCGGACCGATCTCACGCTGCGCGGCACGGACGTGAAGAACGAAGGCTTCCTCGGCTCCGGGTATGGGGATGTCCTGGTGAACGTGATGATCAGCGGCGTGCAGGCCGAGATCCAGATCAACGTGCCGGAAATACTCGCCGCCAAAGGGGAAGAGGGCCACAAGCTCTACGAGATCGAGCGCACGCAGCCCAAGGGATCGGAGACACAGCAGGCCGTCATCAAGGCCCAGGCCGAGTATTACCCGGCAGCTTCCGCCGCGGCGGCCTCCAGGAATGCGGCCTCCGAGAGCTTGCGGGGCTCGGACAGGGGCGGCCAGACCTTGGCCGGCACGAGCTCCCCAAGCACCAGCGACATCGGACCTTCGCCGGGGATCACGACGGCGAGCGAGCCGCTTTCGCGCTCGAAAAACTCGCAACCCGGGGGGAACTTCGATGGCAACTTCATGGGGGAACCTTCCAACTCAAATGTAGCAGAAAAAACCGGAAACGGATATAGTTCGACCAAACAGCAAGGGGCATCCGATGCAACTGCACAACCTGATCAAGGAAGCGCTGAAGGAAAAAGCGCCGGAGCTGCATCGCAGTCTAGCCGCCAAGGGCGAGCTCAACCAGTACGCGGCGAACCTGGCCAGCGAGATCTCTTCGGAAACGGTGCAGCTGACGCAGCGGCAGCGGATCAAGGAGAACTGGGACAGGCTGGGAACCGTGGAGTGCGCGGCCAAGATGAAGATGGCCGAGGCGCTGAACCGCGAGGCCGTGCTGGCCGCCGCGCTGGAGTTCCCGCAGGGCGAGACATCCCCGCAAAGTCAGGACTGAATTACGAGTTCGGGCCGGATGACCTCACCTATGAGGGCAGCTGGGTCAAGAAGGCGGCCCAGAACGTCGATGCGGTCGAGCTGCTGAAGAAGCTGCAGGCCGAGGGGCGGCAGGCCACGCGCGCCGAGCAGCAGGTGCTCGCCAAGTTCGTCGGCTGGGGATCGTCCGAGGTGGCCAACAGCCTCTTCGGCAAGAAACTGGACCAGCAGGCCGCGGCGCTGGCCGACTACGAAGGTGCGGTGCAGGCGCTCGATCGCCTCGGCCGCGCGCTGAACTCGCGCGACGCCGGTTTCTACCAGGCCTTCCGCGTCCTGCAAGCCGCATCAAGCGCGCCCCTGAGCTACTACAGCGTCACCAGCATCGATCGCGCGCAGCTGGACAAGGCCAAGCCCGATGCCGGCACGCGCCGCTGGCTGGAGCTGCGCGAGCGCCTGCAGAAGGTGATGAGCGACGACGAGTGGGCGGAAGCCTCGCGCTCTACCCAGTACGCGCACTACACCAGCAAGGCGGTGGTGCAGTCGATGTGGCGCGCGATGGAGCGCCTGGGTTTCAACGGCGGCACGATCTTGGAGCCCGGCGCCGGCATTGGCGTGTTTCCCGGCCTGATGCCTGCCGGCATGGCCAACAACTCGATCTACACCGGCATCGAGTTCGACTCGATCACGGGCGGGATCCTGAAGCAGCTGTTCCCGGATGAGCGAATCCTGGTGGAGTCGTTTGTGGACTCGAAGCTGCCGAAGAACTTCTACGACGTGGCCGCCGGCAATCCGCCGTTCTCTGGCACCAAGATCCTGGGCGACCCGGAGTACGGCAAGCTGGCGATGCCGCTGCACGACTACTTCTTTGCCAAGACTATTGACCGCGTGAAGCCCGGCGGCCTGGTGATGTTCGTCACCAGCCGCTACACGATGGACAAGCTGGACGACAAGGCGCGCCAGTACCTGGCCGATCGGGCTGACCTGGTGGGCGCCATTCGCCTGCCACAGACAGCCTTCAGGAAGAACGCCGGGACCGAGGTAGTTACCGATGTGCTGTTCCTGCGCAAGAAGGTGCCGGGGCAGACTTTCGAGCAGGCGCAGCCCTGGGCCAAGTCGGTGCCGCTCACGGTCAACGGCGCGCAGTACAGCGTCAACGAATATTTCCATGCCAATCCGTCGATGGTGCTGGGCCAGCACGCCGACACCGGCTCGATGTACAAGGACCGCGACTACACCGTCACGCCGCTGGATGGCGACATCGAAGCCCTGTTCGACAAGGCGGTGGAGAACCTGCCTTCCGGGATCTACTCGGCCGATCGCGGGTCCGCCGCCGAGGCGGCCAAGGTGCGCGAGATCGACTTCAACCCGAAGGCCAAGAAGGAGGGCAACTACTACGTGTCCGATGCCGGCGCGCTGATGGTGCGCGAGGGTGGCGTGGGCCAACGGGTGGAGCTGAAGTCGGCCAAGGATATCGAGCTCATCAAGGACTTCGTGCCGCTGCGAGACGCGCTCAAGCAGGCGCACTACGACCAGCTGAACGACGGCGCCTGGGAGGCCAGTCTGGCCGCGCTGCAAAAGGCCTACGCCGCCTTCACCAAGAAGCATGGCTATGTGAACCAGTTCACCACCAAGACGGTCAAGGTCAAGGTGACGGATGAGGAAACCGGCGAAGTCTTCACCGATGAAGAGGCGCGCCGCGTCTACACCGTGCTGAACAAGCTGGTGGATGACCCGGACTGGACGCTGGTGGCGGCCCTGGAAAAGGTGAACGACGATTCGGGCGAGATCAAGCCCAGCGAGTTCCTGACCCAGCGCGTGCTCGGCAAGCCGGTCGAGGCTTCCATCAGCTCCCCGTCTGATGCGCTGCTGTCGACGCTGAACGATCTTGGCCATGTGGATGTGCCCACCATCGCCAATCGGCTGGGCATGAGCGAGGCTGAAGCAATCGAGGCACTGGGCTCGGCCGTGTACCGCGACCCCGAGGGCGGGTGGGTGACGGCGGACGACTACCTCAGCGGCAACGTGAAGCGCAAGCTGGACGTGGCGCGCGAGGCCCTCAAGGCCGACAAGAGCCTGGAGCGCAATGTGTCGGCCCTCGAGGCCGCTCAGCCAGCGCCCAAGACCCCCAGCCAGATCAATGCTGGCCTGGGCATGAACTGGATCCCCGGCGAGATCTACCAGCAGTTCATCCAGGAGACGGCCGGCGTGCGCGCGCGCGTCGAGTGGAACCCCCGCACCAAGCAGTGGATCGTGGAAGAGCGCAGCGGCGGCAGCAGCATGCGCGCTACCGCAGACTGGGGCACCGACCGGCGCAACGCCGGTGATCTGCTTGAGCATGCGCTGACCGGTCGGAAGATCCGCGTGGAGTCCAAGGTGGGTAGTGGCAGCGATGCCAAGTCGGTGTTTGATGCGTCAGCGACCGAGGCGGCGAATCAGAAGCTGGAGGCCCTGCGCAACGAGTTTCAGTCTTGGCTGTGGCGCGACGCAGAACGGACCGACCGCCTGGTGCAGATCTACAACGACACCTTCAACACGACGGTGCCGCGGGCCTTCGACGGCCGCCACCTGACCCTGCCAGGGGCATCGAAGACCTTCAGCGTGTTCGATCACGTCAAGCGCGGCGCCTGGCGCATTGTGCAGCGTGGCAACACCTACCTTGCGCATGCGGTGGGATCCGGCAAGACCTTCCAAATGGTGATCTCGGCCATGGAGCAAAAGCGCTTGGGCCTGATCAAGAAGCCGATGGTCGTGGTGCCCAACCACATGCTGCAGCAGTTCGCCAGCGAGTGGCAGCAGCTCTACCCGGCGGCCCGCCTCATGGTGGCCGACGAGAACAATTTCCACACCGACAACCGGCGCCGCTTCGTGTCGCGCGTCGCCCTGTCGGATCTCGATGGTGTGGTGATCACGCATTCGGCATTCAAGCTGCTGGACCTGGATCCCGAATTCAAGGCCAAGATGATCGAGGAACAGCTGGAGTACCTGCGTGCTGCGCTGGAGGAAGCTGGCGGCGAGGATGGCAAGTCGGGTGGCCGCAAGGATCCAAAGATCAAGCAGATCGAAAAGCAGATCGAGAACATGGAGCAGAAGCTGGAGGCGGCGCTGTCGTCGGTCGGCAAGGACAAGAACGTCCGCTTCGATGAGCTCGGCGCGGACTTCCTGTATGTCGATGAGGCGCACGAGTACCGAAAGCTGGACTTTGCGACCAATCGCCAGGTCAAGGGCATCAGCTCCGCGGGTTCTGCGCGCGCCTTCGACCTCTACATGAAGTCCCGCTACCTGGAAGAGAAGACCCCCGGCCGATCACTTGTGATGGCATCCGGTACGCCGGTGACGAACACCCTGGCCGAGCTCTATACGGTGCAGAAGTTCATGGATCGCCAGGCGCTGGCGGACCGGAATCTGGAAGACTTCGATTCATGGGCCTCGATGTTCGGCCGCGAGAACACCGTGCTTGAGCCCAACGCCGCCGGCAAGTATGAGCCGGTGACGCGCTTCAGCAAGTTCGTCAACGTGCCCGAGCTCACGCAAATGTTCCGCGAGTTCGCGGATGTGCTGACCTCGGACCACCTGGCGGCCCTGCTGGGCGACAAGCGGCCGCGCGTCGAGGGCGGCGCCCGCAAGATCATCATCACGCCCAAGGGCGCCGACTACGCCGCCTTCCAGAAGGAACTGGAGGCGCGTATGCAGGCCTCGCGCGACTGGAAGCCGAGCAAGGATGAGCCCAACAACCCGGACCCCATCATCAAGATCATTGGTGATGGGCGCCTGGCGGCGATCGATATGCGGTTCATGGACCCGTCGCTCCCAAGCGACCCGGACTCAAAGCTCAATCGCCTGATCGATGACGTGGTTCGCACGGCCAAAGACACGGCCAGCATGGAGTTCTTGGACAAGGCCGGCCAGGTCGAGCCGAACAAGGGCGCCTCGATGATGGTGTTCTCTGACCTCGGCTTTGGCGCCGGCGTGGCCGCGTCGCGCGGCTTCAACGCGCGCGCCTGGTTTGAGAAGCGCCTGCGCGAGTCTGGTATTCCGATGGGGCAGGTCGCCTTCATGTCGGACTACAAGAAGTCCTCCGACAAGCTCAAGCTCTTCAAGGACGTGAATGCAGGCCGCGTGCGCATCCTGATCGGGTCCAGCAAGAACATGGGCACGGGCGTGAATGCGCAGCAGCGACTCAAGGCGCTGTTCCACCTGGACTCGCCTTGGTATCCAGCAGATCTGGAGCAGCGCGAGGGGCGCATCGTGCGGCAGGGCAACAAGAACCCGCTGGTGCAGGTCTTCGCCTACGCCGCCAAGGGCACCTACGACGAGAACATGTGGAAGATGCTCGCGTCCAAGCAGTTCTTCATCGACCAGGCCCTGTCCGGCGATGCCAACCTGCGCGAGATCGAAGACCTGGATAGCCAGAGCCAGTACGACCTGGCCGCGGCCATGGTGGCCGAGGATCCGCGCGTGCTGCAGCTGGCCGGCGCAAAAGCCGAGATCGAGAAGCTGCAGCGGCTGTACCGGGCGCACGAGGACCAGCGCCAGCGCTTCCGCCAGCAGTACCAGATCGCCAACGACACCGCCAACTTCAACTCCGCGCGCCTGCCGGCGGCGGAGGCTGACGCCGGCAAGGTGCAGGATCTGTCCGGCGACAAGTTCAAGGCCAAGGTGGGCGGGAAGACCTTTGACGGTCGGACCGAGTGGGCGCAGGCCCTGGTGGACAAGTTCAAGGAGCTGTCCGCCCGGGTTGAAACCAAGCCGACCTACGTGGGGTCGATCTCTGGATTTGATGTCACTTTCCGGTCCGAGCAGGCGGCCGGCCATTACCTGCCGCGCCTGGATCTGGACACGCCCGCGCATGCCACCCTGGTGACGGACCCGGGTACGAATCTGACCGGCCTGGCCATGCGCGCGCAGAACGCCATTGCCGATGTGGCACGGCTTCCGGCCCGCATGCGCACCTGGATGACCGAGGCGCGCGCCCAGATGGACGCGCTGGCCAGCCGCTTGGAGACGCCTTTCCCCATGGCCCAAATGCTGGCCGACAAGGTGAAGGAGGCACAGGAGATCGAGGCCGCGATCGTGGCCGATGGCAATGACAAGCCTTTCTGGGTGGAGCGCATCGATACCAAGCAAGGGTTCACCATCGACGCCCCCAATGCTGAAGCGGCGGTGGCAAAGGCGGTAGCGAGCAACGGCGGCGCGGTCGCAGATTGGGCCGCCCGGCTGGTAGAGCAGGCCAGCCCCGAGGGCTCAAAGCTGTCGCGCGGCGCCGGCAGCAGCGGCATGGATATCAAGGCCTTGCAGGCCCTGGCCGATCGCATCAAGGCCGGCATGCCCAATATGCCGGCGGTGCATGTGCTCAAGGATCCATCCGGCGCACCACCTGCACTGAAGCTCTACATCCTGCAGCAGGGCGCCTGGAACGACGTTGAGGGCGCCATGCACGGCGGCGAGTTCTACCTGTTCGCGTCCGGGCTGCAGGACGAAGCCCGCGCTGAGCATGTGCTGGCTGAGCACGAGGCCGCCCACCTGGGGCTGCGCGCAGTGCTGGGCCGATCGCTTCGCTCTGCAATGGCCATGATCTACGCGAACAACGCCAGCGTGCGCCGAGCGGCCACCGAGTTGCAGCGCCGCGGCAAGTTGTCGATCGCTGAGGCCACCGAAGAGGTGATTGTGGACATCCCGACCAGCCAGTTGGTCAAGCTCAAGGGGTGGCGCAAGCTGACTTCCGAGGTGCGGGACTGGCTGGCGCAGCGCGGCTATGTGAAGTTGGCGGACAAGCTGGGGGCCTGGCTTGATGGCACGCTGAGCGACCAGGAGCGCGCCGATCTGTTCGTCGCCAACCTGGTGCAGGCCGCGCGCGACTATATGGCCGGTAAGCGCGGCGGCAGCCTGAAGGATGCCGCCGGCGTCACCATGCTGTCCGGCACGCTGGCCGATGACATCGCGCGCCAAGAGAAGTGGCTGCAGGCCGAGGCGCGTGCGCGCGGCTATGCCGACATCGAAGATCTGCTTGCCAGGAACTATCCGCTGTTCGAGAAGCTGGCCGCGCTCTGGCGCACAAAGAATCCGGCCGATTCCTTGCTGAGCCGCGCCCCGACCCAGGCGGATGCCGCCCAGCGCGCCGAGGTCATCGTCCAGACCAAGGCCGGCAGCCGCGCGCCGATCGATGCGATTGCCAAGGGCCTTGCCCGGGTGACTGGCATCGAGCGCCTGATGGGCGCCATCTACGGCCGGGCTGGCTACCTGCTGGATCGCTACACCCCCGAAACCATCAAGGCCGGCGTGGTGTCCGACTATGGTGTGCCCGAGGCGGTGATCGACCAGCGCGCCATGCTGCAGGGCCGCCAGCGCGTGCAGCTGCGCCAGGCCGGCGCGCTGATCGAGAAGCTGTCGACCCTGACCCGCGCCGAAAGCCGGGTGGCCTATGCCTGGATGAATGAGGTGAACCCGGCCGAAGCGAAGGCGCTGATGGACCAGTTGCCCGCCGAGTCGGTGGTGGTACTGCAGGAGGTGCAGCAGATGATCGATCGCCTGTCGCGCGATGCGGTGGCGATGGGGCAGCTGACGCCCGACGCCTACGAGCGCAACAAGTTCGCCTATCTGCGTCGCTCCTATGCCAAGCATGTGATCGAGCAGACCACTGGCGAGAAGGCCAAGCGCTCGCGCGTGATCTCGATCCTGGGCGACCAGTACAAGGGCCGCGGCCTGACCGAGGCCGCCACCATGCAGCAGATCAAGAACGTCGCGCCGGAGTGGTGGAAGCGCAAGACCCAGGCCGGCAAGGCCGATGCCAGCCTCAAGGGCGAGAAGTTCCTGCGCCTGGAGCGGCATTCCGCCAGCGGTGAGGGCACAACGCCGCTGGAAGGCATGGAGGGCAAGGCACGGGGCAAGCTGCTGGAGGTGCACTATTTCCCCGCTGGCGAGGCGCTACCGGCCAAGTACGGCGATTGGGACAAGGCCGGCACATGGGAGGCTCGCGACACCAAGGGTGACAAGGTGGTGCTGTGGCGCGACTTCACCAAGGAAGAGCGCGAGACGATGGGTGAGGTGGACGAGGCCCGGTTCGCGATTGCCAAGACCCTGCACGGCATGATCCATGACGTGGAGGTTGGCCGCCACCTGGAGTGGCTGGCCCATACCTATGCCCTGAAGGAGGGGGAAACCATTCCAGGCCAGGTGGTCGACGCGTCGGAGCGGTACCTGGACACCTTCAAGCCAGGCGAGTGGGTGCGGGTGCCAGACATCAAGATCCCTGGCACAGCGGTGCCCAAGTACGGCAAGCTCGCCGGCCGCTACCTGCCCGGCCCAGTCTGGAACGACCTGCGCCAGACGGTGAATGGCCAGTTCAAGCCCCTCGGTGACACCTATGCGCAGATCCTGTCCATGTGGAAGACGGCCAAAACCGCCCTCAGCCCAGCGGTGCACATGAACAACGTGATGTCGAACTTCGTGATGGCTGACTGGCACGATGTCGGCGCGACGCACACCGCCAAGGCCCTGCGGATCCTGCTGGCCGCCCACGGCCGCGATGGCAAGGGCGCGATCGGGCGGGCGGGCAACGCGGCGGCGCGCGCCGGCATCGCTGACCGTGAGGCCGCGGCCCAGATCCTGAATCGCTACAAGGACTCCGGCGGCGACATCGGCGGCTGGGCCACCAACGAGATCTCCAAGGGACAGCTCGAGCCCCTGCTGGCGTCGCTTGAGGCTGAACTGGCTGCGACGGCCGGGCAATCGGTGCAGGCCCAGGTGGGTGTGATGACAGCCCTGCAGCATGCGCTGATGCTGCGTTTCCCGAGCGCCTGGGAAGCCTTCAAGGGCTCGAAGCCCGGCAAGGTTATCGGCACCGAGGCAACCTCGCTGCTGGAGCTCTACCAGTCCGAGGACGATGTGTTCCGGCTGGCCGCCTGGCTCAAGGCCAAGGAGGATGGCGCGACGGACCTGGCCGCCGGCAAGGTATCGCGCAAGTCCTTCCTGGATTACAGCGTGAATGCTCCCTGGATCCAGGCCATGCGCAATTCAGGCTGGCCGTTCATTTCCTTCACCTACCGGGCTGTGCCTATGCTGCTGGAAACCATGGGCAAGCGGCCGCACAAGCTGATGAAGCTGATGATGCTGGCCGGCGCGCTGAACGCGCTGGGCGTGGCGATCGGCGGCGGCGGTGATGACGATGAGCGCAAGCTGCTGCCGGAAGAGAAGGCTGGAAAGATCTGGGGCATGGTGCCCAAGCTCATCCGCATGCCCTGGAACGATGCCAACGGCTCACCGATCTACCTGGACATCCGCCGCTTCATCCCCGTGGGTGATGTGCTGGACGTTGGGCAGGGGCACTCCGCGGTGCCGGTGCTTCCCGGCCTGCAGCCCGGCGGCCCGCTGGTGATCATGGGCGAGCTGCTGCTGAACCGCTCAGCCTTCACCGGCAAAGCGATCAGCCTGGAAACCGACACGGCCACGCAGCAGGCCGGCAAGGTGGCGGACCACCTCTACAAGGCCTTCGCGCCGAACGTGCTGGGCCTGCCCGGCACCTATGCCACGACTGGCGTGGTGGACGCAGCCAAGGGCCGGACCGATGCCTTTGGGCGGGAAATGTCGGTCACGCAGGCAGTGGCGGCGTCGTTTGGGCTGAAGCTGGGCAGCTATCCGGCCGATGTGATGCGCCGCAATCTGCAGGCCAAGGCTGCCGCTGAGACGGCAGAGATCGACCGCAACATTGCGCAGCTGAAGCGCCAGCGCCAGACGAACAAGATCAGCGCGGACGAGTTTCAGCAGGCGGCGCAGGTCGAGCAGGAGAAGAAGGCCAAGGTCATGCGCGACCTGGCCGACAAGCTCAGGTAGTGCAGTTGAACAGCCACTGCGGCGGGCCTTCAGGATCTGGGCGGCCCGCCAGCTGTGCATGTCGCCCATGCTTAGCACATTCGGCGCTGGCCAGGTCTTGAGCCTCTTGGGGCTTTAGCGGGCTGGCCTTCACGACCACGGATCTCGGGCTGGAACTGATGACCTGGGCGGCGCAGCCGCTGAGTGCCACGGCGAGCATGGTGAGCGCGAGTTTTCGCATGATTTCCCCCTGGTATCGAGGGAGTGTAGTCGCGAACGGATACAGCTAAGGTGTCTGGCAAATTCACATGTTTCTCACATGCTGGAAACGGAAAACTGCTGGAAGCTAGTATTGGCGCGGGCTGCAGCCAATATGTGCGGGGGTTCGAATCCCCCCCTCTCCTCCAGGACAATCCCCCTGCAACGTGCACGACAGTGCAGTTAACGTGCAGGGGGATTTTTCTTAAGTCGTTGATTTGACGGCTGTTTTTCCCTCGTCGACACTGTCTTACGTGCAGCAATGCTGCGCTTGAGTGCATCAGAACTCCGCTACTTTCTGGCGGACCAACTGGCGGACAGACTGTCGAAAGGGGACTGCAATGGCTCGATCAAGGACCGCGGCAAAGCTGCACCTACTCACGGTGCGCGAGGTTCAAACAGCTCCAGATGGCGACCACACAGACGGCGGCGGCTTGCTGCTGCGCGTGCGCGGTGCGTCCTGCAGCTGGGTTTTCAGGTACACCGCCCCGGGCGGTCGTCGGCGCGAGATGGGGTTAGGGGTAGTGCGGCGCGGGAGCGCTGCTCAGGTGGGCGACAGCCTGTCTGGGGCCCGCGACTTGGCGCACGAAGCTCGTGCGGTCCTACTGCGCGGCCTGGATCCGATCGATGATAGGGCGAAGGCTAAGGCCGCAGCACAGGAAGCGGACAAGCAAGCCAGAGCGGCGAAGCGTCGGGAGCACATGACCTTGGCCAGGGCCGCACGCGACTATCACGGACGCGTGATCGAACTGAGCCGCACCGCAAAGCATGCCGCTCAGTGGATCAACTCCTTGGAGAACCACGTGCCTGCGGAGGTATGGCGCGCGCCCATTGCCGAGATCGATGCGCCGCAGCTGCTCGCCGCGCTTACCAAGATCCGCGCGCTGGACGACAAGAGCAAGCACGTACCGGAAACGCTGCAGCGCATTCGGCAGCGCCTTGATGCCGTGTTTGAGGATGCCATCTTCCACAAGCGCTGTGCGTCCAATCCGGCCGCGGCGATCCGCAGGAAGTTGGGCGAGGCTCAGACCAAGCGTGTGCGCGGCGAGTTTGCTGCCTTGCCGTATCGGGAGGCGCCAGCTTTCATGGCGGCCCTGCGCTCCGAGCTTGGCACGGCAGCGCGCGGTCTGGAATTCGCGGTGCTCACCGCTTCACGCACTGGCGAGGTCCTGCAGGCGGCATGGGCGCAATTCGACCTGGAGGCAGGCCTGTGGGTGATCCCGGCCGATCTCATGAAGGGAGGCGAAGAGCACACCGTATACCTGTCGGCGCGCGCACTTGAGATCGTGCGTGGGCAGCTTGGCCAGGATAGGCGGCTGGTCTTCCCTTCGCCGCTGTCGGTGGGCAAGCCGAGAGCCCCAGGGAAGCCCCTGTCCAACATGGCCATGTTGACCTTGCTGGGGCGCATGCAGATGCGCGAACGCACGACTGTTCACGGGCTGTGTCGAGCTACGTTCTCGACTTGGGCGAACGAGACCGCGGCCGCTCGCCCCGAGGTGGTGGAGGCGTGCCTGGCGCATAGGGAGGCCGACAAGGTGAAGGCTGCATACAACAGGGCCCAGTTCATAGGCGAGCGCCGCGCGCTGATGGACTCATGGTGCGCCTACCTGGCGACCCCAGCCGCCAGCGTGGTGCCAATACGTGCTGCTTGATTGTTTGATTTGGGTGTTACAAAAAACATTTGCAATGTTTGAAAAAGGTATTACAGTAAAGCCATCGACACCAGCAATTTGGAGAGCATCATGAGCAACGCCACCACCATCGACCAGGTACTCGAAATGCTGAAGCAGCCCGTTCTTCTGGTTCCGTTTGTCGCCGCTTCTCTGCTGGCATGCTCGCAAATGCTGGCCGGTGATTTCAGCAGCGCCCTGATCACCTGTGCAGCAGGCTCCACTGTCGTGACGCTGCTCCGCGCGCTGCGTGGCGACTTTGGAATGAAGGCACGCTGAGTCATGGCAGAGAACACGCGTGGTGGGGCAGGGCGCGGTCAGGGCCGCAAGCCGCTGCCAGAAGAAGAGAAGGCAGTGCCGGGCTCTGTCCGGCTGACGCCAGCACGCTGGGAGAAACTGCGCAGGCTGGGCACTGCCTGGCTTGCCAAGGCGATCGACCGGGCCAAGGAGCCTCCGGCCGAATGAGTAGAGCCGGCGCCTCAGCGGCCCTGAGGCAATAGCGGGCCTGCAAGGTGTTCCACCACCGAGCAGGCCCTAACCGAAACCCACCTGTCTAAGAGGTGAATCATGGCTAAGAAGACTGTACCTTCCGCGGGAGAAGCTGCGTCGCCGCGGACTGACCAAGCGGCTCATTTGTTCGATGAGATCGCCAGCATTGCAGCGAGCGCGGAACGCGCGATCTACTACGGCCCGCTCGCGCATGAAATTGACGGGCCCGAGTCTGCCGAGCACATGCACCTACACATTGACGCACTGCGCTCAGCGATCTGCAGGATTGGCTGGATGGCCGACTTGGGAGCCCAGGCGCTAGGGAGAGGCGTCGTGCGTGGTGGCGCTGAAGACTGGCTCCTCTCGCCCCTGTTTCCTCGCAACGGAGCGGAGGTGTTCAATGGCTGATCAAGAGCTTACCGCGGGCCTCACGGCATCTTGTACCGTTGAAGCCGACCAGAGCGCGTTGCATCAGACGCATGTCGTTTTTCCCAAGCAGCAGGCCAAGGCGCTGCAGCAGGTATGTAGCTCGGCCACTCTGGAGATCGAGGGCCTGCTGGAAACAATGTTGGATGTGGTCAGCAGGCCTTCCGAATCTACGGAGTTGGTCGTTCGTGGTTTGGCCATTCGTGCTAAGGCGCTGAACGACATCGTCAGCCTTGTCGTCGCCGATCCCACGCATGCTGACTTGCGCGGAGCGGAAGCTGCGGTCTATGGCAAACGTGACGCAGCATACCGAGACCCCGCCCCTGGCGGGGGCTCCTCATGAGAGCCCCGGGGATGCTCAGCCGGCCTATTCTGGGCGGCGTGTTCGGTCGGGGCCAGTACGAACTGGCGACGATGCCTTGCATCAGCAAAGGCCTGCATGCTGTGCGGTTCATGGTCGTTCAGCTTGCGGCCGGCCAGGTGGTGAGCATCGCAGAAGACAAGCGAGAGGCGCTGTCCTGCGCGCGGCAACTGCTCAAGGACGCCGCGCCGGCGCCGGCCGGACCGCACTGGCGTCAGCCAGCGTTGTGGCCCGAGTTTGAGCTGGTGCTCGCGAGCCCAGTGCCGGTTGTATCGCGCCGACGGCGCGAGATCTTCGGCAAGTCCAATGGCTTATGCCACTACTGCCGGGCGCCACTGGCGCTTGATGGCACAGACGATCCCCTGAACCTCGTTGCGGCCTGCGTCGAATGCAACCTGGCCAAGAGTGATCGGACAGCGCTGGAGTTCATGGCGCGACGCATAGCTTGACGGCCAGTCCTCGGCTGTAGGCCGCCTTCGGGCGGCTTTTTCGCGCCCTCACCGAGTGTGCGCATATCGCTCAAATGGACGGGATTCCGACCGGCGCTAAATCCGAAAGTTGCACCCATCGCAGTGCAACCGGAGGAAATACAGTGCTTCAACAGTCCGAACACCCAATTGGCGGACAGGCAGTCCGCCAACGAGCTAGCAACGACGCCAGCTCCACAGCAGGGCAGTCCCCTTCTGCCAGCCAGTCCGCCGGCTTCACAGTCGTACCGGTGCTGCTGAACGACGATCAGGCGGCCGCTTGCCTGGGCGTCAGCGTGCGCACGTTTCGCAATCTGTGCTCTCATGATTGGATGCCGCGCCCGGTTGTGCTTGGCCCGCGTCTGCTCCGATGGATCCGCAGCGAGCTGGAGAGCGCCGCTGTCGAACTGATCCCCCGCCAGCCTGCAGGCGCCGGTGAGCCGACACAGCTGCTGCGCGCCCGCATCGAGCGCGCCAAGCGTACGGGGGTAGCAGCATGAGCGCCCCGCACCGTCAACTGGCCTGGACCCGCTATCTTGACGGGGGCACGACCTGGGTGCGCACGCCTGAGGAGGCGCAGGTGCTGCGAGGCGTCCTGATGGATCTGCCCTCCTACCTTGATGCGCAAGACCCTGGGCACGCGCAGTGCGTCGGCGATGTGAACTCGCTGTATCACCATTTCGTTCCCAATGTGCCCGAGCCCAACACCATGATCGTGGGCCGCCGCATGATCGACCTGGATCGCGATCCGGTGCTGCAGCTGGGCGGCGCCAAATGAGAGCGCCTAGCGTGTTCGATACGCGCCATGCGCCGCCCGCGGACACTGCTGGCCAGGCGGCTGAGCAGATCGCAGCTGAGCAGCGCAAGCGAACCTCCACGATTCAAGCCCGGCTGGCACTTCGCGGGTATGTGCTGGTGGAGAGCCATACCGAGCGCGGCGACGCTGAGTGGATCGTTTCCTTTCAGTCGCTCTGCAAGGCTTTCGCCTCACTTGACGAGCTGGAAGCCTGGCTGCTGACTCGCGTCGAGGGTCGCCGGGCATGAAGACCGCCGAGCGGCCTCCATCACCTGCAGAGGTGCAGGCGCTCGCCCGTGCTTGGTACGAGCGTCAGATTGAGCTGCTGGCCAAGTGCCACGGCACCAACTGGCCTCTGTACCAGGAGTGGTTGGAGTCGTACCTGAAGGAGCAAGTCCGGCAGCGGCTGATCGCGCTTGGATGGAGGCCCAAACGATGAGCGGCGCAGACTTCTTTGACGATCTGCTGCCGCCGCCGGTGCTACCGCCCAGGGACCCACGCCCGGAGCCCCCCAAACAGCCCGCAGCGCCCGCGTATGACACTCTGCGCGCCATCCCAGGCAGCGAATTCATCGAAGGCTGGGCCCCGCTGGAGCAGTTGGTGGACGGCATCATCCCGCGCAATCGAGTGATCAGCGTTACCGGTCCGACCGGGCATGCCAAGACCGCGATTGCAACGGTGATCGAGGTCTGCCTTGTGGCAGGCCTGCCCTTTGCAGGGAAGGAGACAGCCGGCGGCAGTGTGTTGGTGCTGTGCGGTGAGAACCCCGACGACTACGCCATGCGCCTGATTGCGACCTCGCAGTGCATGGGTATCGACGGGCCGACCCTGGACCGCATTGGCGTCATTCCTGACGTCTTCAATATCGAGCATCGCTGGGTGGAGATTGAGGCGGAAGCAGAGCGCCTGGGCGGTGTCTGTGCGGTCATTGTCGACACCTCGGCAGCCTTCTTTGTCGATGGTGACGAAAACGACAACGTCGCCATGCGCCGCCACGCATCAAGCATGCGAACGCTCACGCAGCTACCTGGCAATCCGGCGGTGCTGGTGCTGTGCCACCCCACCAAGTCCGCAGGCAAGGAGAACCTGCTGCCGCGCGGCGGGGGTGCCTTCCTTGCCGAGGTGGACGGGAACCTGACCTGCTGGAAAGACGAGGCAGGGATTGTCACGCTGCATTGGTCTGGCAAGTTTCGCGGTCCTGGTTTCGACCCCATGCGCTTCGAGCTGAAGCAGTGGGAACTCGAAGGCGTCAGGGACGCCAAAGGCAGGGCGGTGATGAGCGTGGTCGCGGTGCATTTGCCTGAGGACCGAGCAGAGCAAATCAGCGAGAAGGCCGGAGATGACCAGGACGTGCTGCTGGTGGCCATGCAGAAGAAGCCCGGGGCAAGCCTGCGGGACCTGGCGAAGGCCTGCGGCTGGATCTCCGCGACGTACAAGCCGCTTGTGTCGAGGGTGGAGCGGCGCCTGAAAACTCTGGAAGGTTTTGGGCTGGCAGAACAAGACCGCAAAGGCGCCTGGAGGCTCACGACCAAAGGACACAGGGAGGCCGACCGACTATGAAAACCGGTGGGACAGATCGCGGGACAGCCGCGCACCTGTCCCAGGCGGGACGGCACCCGGGACAGATCGCCGCAAACCCGCATCAATGCTTGCTTTCCGGTGGGACAGCAAGTGAAACAGGCCCGTATCCCATCACTGGGACGTCCCACCCCACCTCATAGAGGTGGGACAGTGGGACGGGGTAGGACAGAGATCAAAACCTAACCCAAGGAACAGACCATGAACATCAAGCACTTCACTCTGGACCATGAAGAACTGATCAGCGACGCATTTGCCCTACCAGGCGGGCGCTGCGTGTTCGCCGAGCTGGAGCAACTGCCCAGCGTGCCGGTAGGCAACAGCCCGAAGGAGCCCGACTCCCTGCAGCTGGTGGTCGAAGTGCGCGCCACGCCGCAAGAGGAGTTCAAGGAGGTCATGGCCAGCCATCTGCTGACCGAGCCTGGCCAGGTGCGCGTGCAGATCCCCACGCCGGCCGCGGCCATCGAGTTCTGCGAGCCGGTGCCTGTCGCTCGGCTTCGTGTGGTGCACCAGGGCCGCATGCACCCGCGATACGAAGTGCGCCTGGTGGGCCTTTGAGCGTCAGCCGATGGAGATCAACATGCCGACATTGTTCAACGTCTACGAAATTCGCCCCGTCGCGCCTGATCACTGGCCCGAACTGGCCAAGCAATGGGCCGCGCGCCTGCAGGAAGACGGCCGTGTGACCTACTCGCTGTGCAAGCCCACGCAATTGGCCCCGGAGTTCACGGACGCACAGGCCAGCGACTTGTGGATGCCGATCGAGCGAATTGCTCACACGACCGGCCCAGGTGGGGGCTTTGAGCTGACGGGCCGGCCCAGCAGTGGCGCGGGGCAGGGCGTCATCCTGGTGTGGATGGACGGGACCATGCACGAGGGCGTAGCCCCTCGCTCGCCGGCTGACCTGGTGCACCTATACCGGGTGGCGCGGATGACGCTTGAGGCTGAATGGGCCGCTGGCGTTGCCGACGCGCTTGGAGACTGGGATCAGCACTCTGCCGGCGTCTCGCCGAGCTGAAAGGAAAAAGATCATGTGCAATGCATTGACCATCCTCGGCGCCGGGATTCAGCTGGCCGGCGCGGCCCAGCAGGACAAGTCCCTGCGCCGCCAGGCCGATCAGGTCATGACCGACGCGGAAGAACAGGCGGCCCTTGAGGAAGACAACGCCAAGTACATGGCGCACCAGATCCGCCTGGAAGGTGAACGGGCACGGGGCGAGACGCTTGCGGGTGTCGCCGCCTCGGGCGCCAAGATTGGCGAGGGGTCCGCGTTGGCCGCCGAGCGTCAGGTGATCCAGAACACCGAAGAGGACGCCATGATGGCGATCCTGAATGGGTCGAGGACTGCCGAGTCAATCAGGAAGGGTGGGCGGCGGGCGCGCGACGAGCTCAGCGATCGTCGCAAGGCCCTTCGCATCAGCACCTTCAGCTCGCTTCTGTCGTCCGGCGCGCAAGGGCTCGCCGCAAGCGGAGGCGCATCGTTCAAGGGCTGGGATTTCGGCGGGTTCAATGGTTCGAACGACCGCGGCGGCTTCAGCATGGGCAACAGCATGGACTGGTGGCTCCGCAACGGGAAGTCGGGGGACTGAAATGGCACTCTCTACTGAAAAGCTGCGCATCCTCAGCAAGGTCCAGAAGTGCCTGAACCTGGCAGCCGACACCCGAGGCGATCCGACCACTCGCGAGACGGCCTGGCGCCAAGCGCAGGCGCTGATTGAAAGGCACGGTCTGCAGCTGGAGAAGCTGATGCCCGAGGCCGCCGCGCCGGCTGTGCCCGCACTGTCGTCCCCACTCTGGGGGCCGTACTGGGCTCAGCGGACCACCGCCGAGGCGCTGGCAGCAGGCGTGCGAACGCCTGTGCTGTGCCGTGATGGCTGGTTCGTCGCTGGATGACCGATATGCCGGAAAGCCGCGTCGTTGTTGAAGAGGTCGAAGACCATGCCCCCCCGCCGAGCGAGCGCCGAATCAGGCTGGAGACGGTAGACCAGGTGCGTGTCGAGATGGCCCGGGTTTACCGCGAGGTGCGCCAGGGCAAGACTTCTCCGGAGTTGGCCGGGAAGCTGTTCTACATGCTGGGCCTGCTGGCCCGCACAACTGAAGTTGTGACCGTCGAGCGTCGGTTGCGCGAGATCGAAAACATGCTGGCATTGAAGAGAGGGGGCCGCCATGGGCTGGAACACAAGGAGTAGCCGACTGGTGAAGGTCGAGGAACGCCTGGTGGCTGAACGCCTGCCGGTGGAGTCGGCAGAGGAGGATCGGCTAGGCCGCATCGCTCTGGTCGAGGGCGTCATTCGAACTTGCGCCAAGGTGATCGCTATCAGCGAAGAGATGCTGAACAAGCCATTCGATGTTCGGATGCCTCCGGGGCAATGCAGGCCGGAAACATCGCGCGTTGCAATATTTGGCGACGAGGCAATCCGGGCATCGATAGCGCGTGAGCGCGAGACCATGGCCGAGTGGCAGGATGAGCTTGACGAGCTGAATGCGCAAGGCCTGGCGGCGAAGGGGTGACGGCGTAGGACAGCGCCTCAGCGGGCCTATTCGCCCTTCTCCGCGGTGCGAATGCTCCACCAGCACCACACCCCCAGAGCGACCGCGGCGGCCCACGCAATCTGCTCCCAGGTGCGCCAGCGCTCCAGGGCCTGCATGATCGGGCGGAACACCAAGAGCGGGCAGACCAAGGTCAAGTACAGGCTGGCTACCGTGTGGAGGCGGGTGTTCGGCTTCATTGCTAGTGCATCGAACTGGGGGGCGGCCTCAAGTGTGAACCAGCCAGCAGCCGCTGGCGAGCGGCTGCCGAGGCCTTGAATGATTGGAGGACGCTTGGTCCTTCAACGTGCCGCCGTTGGCTAGCCCTCCGAGGCGTAGAACGCCAGTCCGCCAGCCTGTCCCGCTGCCAACTGGAGCAGCTCGCCGACGCACGCGGAAATGGCTGGTTGCAGTTTCGTCAACGCAGCTCGAAGTTCCAAACAAAGTTCGTGCGGCGCACCGTCGATAGTGGCGCTCACCCCTCCGTGACCATGTTGGACATTGAAACGCGGGCCGTCAGCATGCCCCAGTTGCTGGTTTCGGATCTCAATCAGGACATTCCGTAGCGACACCCATGCCTGCAATTCTTCTGGAGTCTGAAATGCTCGGGCCTCTACCTTCCCTCGTAGTTGGCTGGCCTCGGTTTCAAGGTTCTTGGCTACAGAGCCAGGGGCGGCGTACCCCTGTGTGTACATCTGACAGAAATACACGATGGCGAGCTTGCGGAGGTGATCCGCGGCGCTGTGGCATTCCGAAGTGGATGGCAGCTCGCGCTCAAACCCTGCAGCAATAGCAGCGTCCTCCGCAAATGCAATGTGGGGATCTAGCTCACGGCCTGTCCGCGCAACGAAGTAGGCATTGAATGCGATCTCTTCGGCCTGGATGGCCGAGCTCAGTGGGGCGCGGCTCAGCGTGTCTGCCAAGTCCAGGCAGGCTGCTGCGTCCGTCAGTGCTGAACTCCAGAGCAGCGATCGACCGATTAGTTCTTGTGTCAT